ATTGAAAACGGTGCTGTTAGACTGTCGTATAGTGTTTACAATCAAAATACAGTGGTTACAAAGGTGTGGTTGAACGGCAAAGAAACGAAAGAGTTGATAGCTATTATTCAGTGGTGGCTGGACATTAACCAAGATTAGGATGGAACCATTTGTAGAGCGCCTTATGGCAGAAAGAAAAGAGCTTATGGAGAGAACCTATAAGCTCATGCTCTTTATGCGTGATAACCCTAAATTTAGGGAACTGGATATTAAGATGCGGTATTTAATGGCGCAGCAGCTAAGGTCAATGAACAATTATGAGACCTGTTTACGAAAGCAGTTGTCTCTGTTGGGTATGTCACAAAAAGAATTGGAGGAGCAGGACATGGAAATGCGGCAGCGCATTGAGGGTGGATAAAGTAATCGATTGATGGTTGCGCCTGTCTGCGAAAAATGACATTGTAGTTTCGACTAAGAAAAAGAGGGAGTGATTTGGTTTGTGATAAGAACTGGATTGCTCCTTCTGATGTATGGTAGTGTCAGGGAATGAGAAATTGGGGTAAGTGGTTGAGTGTCAAGTGGGTTATGCGAAAATAAAAGAGGGGTGGAATATGGTACAGAATGTGATGAAAAACGACGAATACCCGCTTAAAATAAAAGCAGGGGGACATATCCTGATTGGGCAGGGCATACAGTACCACACATTAGGGTAACAAGTGGGTAGAGGGAGTATAGAGGTGGTGGGTAGGGGTTCTGGGTAGTGGCTCAAAGGTGGTTGAGGGGTGTGGTTCTGGGTAGGTGGGTAGTGGTGGTATATAGCGATACCACGAGTTTTGAGCCGGAAATCCCCCGCTCGTCATCGCCCCGCCCGGTGCTCCTATTCGTGCCGACCCACTGGGCGCAACGCAGCGTTTTCGTGCCCCTGTTTAGATATGGTAAAAGATATTAACCAAAAGTCGGTAAAACCCGGAGGTTAGGCTGCAGAAATGTTTACAAAACGGAGTTATGACGTGCCCGAATAACCGGAGTGCAGCCGAACCGATGACACCACCTAAACAGGCACGAAAATGAGGAAAAACGAGTTAAATCTAAGAAAACTCACGGTGCATCATTGGATATTCTCAATAAAAGACTATATTTGCATTGTCTTAAAACAAAAACAATATGGAAACAGCTTATAACATAGAGGAAATGACGTTGGCGGAATTAAAGCACCGTTTAGCTTTTGTAGAGAACCGTTTAACACATTACCGTAATTTAAAGGCATGGGGATATGACCGATACGAAATTAATCCCAAACTGGTTTCTTTGCGTAGCCAAAAGAAAAACCTGAAGGAAAGAATTAAGGAACTTAAAAACCAAAAGTTATGAACGATAACAGGTGTATAATATGTGGTGCACGTTTAAGTGACAACAACACAGAGGGCATAGGATTTGAGTGCAAAGCTGCTCTAATGTATGCGAAAGGTATTATGCTTAAAGACACCGACTTTAAATTGCAGTGTTTTATACACGAAGTACAGGTAGTTAAAGAAGCGTTTTTAGACATGTACAAAGAAGTAAAGTTCCGGTCGGAGTTTCGTAAAGGGTTTTTATGCTAGTATGCAACAGGCGGAACGCATAAGCCGTAAACAGGTTGATATTATGTGGCAGATGATTGATGACCGTAACACTGGGCTTGCTTACACCCTACACCAACAGGTCGCAGAGAACAATAAACAGTTAAAGATACAGATGATGGCGCAAATGCGACCTACATTGGAACTAATTAACATAGCAAGAAAATACATTAAAAGATAACGATTACATTTAACAGTTATGGGAACAAGAGCAGAATACAGACCGTGGGAAGATTGCCCACAAAAGGACAGAGTACTGGGTACAATAGTGACCGACCTCGGTGACGGTTGGGTTATGTTCCTACCTGATTGGCGCAAGCGTAAAGGTTGGGGACCGATGAAAGTTTGGAGATACAATTTATATACTATTTAATACAATATATTATGGACAGAATAGATGTTATAAGAACGATTAATGGGAAACAAGTAGTAATGACCAAAGACCGGGCGTGTTGCACCCGCCACATTTGGATACGCATAGACAGTAGAACGGTTATGCACTGCACAGAAAATTTGGAAGAGAACCTGAACCTGTTTGTAAAAGACGGGGGTGATACACTGGGCAACGGCATGAGTAAGGTGGGCGAACTGTTGGTGGATTACGATAAGGTACAGTTAGAGCACCTAACACCCTATCTAGAAAAATTCTTGGAGTAAATGCGGAATATTCCGCAAAAATTCTTGGAAATTCAATTATTATGGCTACCTTTGTACCATCAAAATCAATAAAACGGAAAACTTATGGTAACTAAAGAACAACTGCAACAGGCAGAAGAAAAGGCGTTTAACGACAACCCTTGCACCAAGACAGCAACAACGGTGAGCAACCTACGCCAAGAATTAAAGGCGTTACGGGCACAGTACTACAAAGAAAATGAACGCCAGTTTGCTCGCCAGTTAGCAAACGACATACAACAGATATTTGACTACGCATACGGCAGAGCCGATACATTGCCGACAGGTATATATAAATAAAAAAGGAGGAAATATTATGCAAAAAGTATGCATTGTGCAAGAAGGGATGAATTACCGGGTGGAAGTGCTGACCGTATTAGGCAGTAAAGAGGGTGAAGCCATTATAGCGGCTGAGACACCCCGTGACGCTGCTATAAAAGCAGCAAAACACTTTCGTGATTTACCCGCTTTTGCGAATGAATTTAAAATGGAGTGCAAGGTGTATGTATTGGGGGGACGATACTTTAAAAGAAAGGTTTTTAATAGAACTGCGACCAAGCTCCCCACGGTTGCAGAAGATAGTAGATGTTGTAAAGAAATTGCCATTTGCCATACTAGAAAACCTGAATGAAAACGAGGGAACAATTGTATGGGGTGCAGCTTACATTCGTCCCTCTATGCTGATTAAGTTGCAGCATGATTTGGGTGCTAAAGACATTTATGTCACCTATATACCCCGTACAGCCATGAAAGGGGTAGTGGTTAAATTTACGTTATAATAAAGAAAGATATGGGACAGTTAAGAGAATTTTGGTTTAATACAGGGGTTCGGGTACATGCACATGACAAGCCCGTACCATGCAACGGAGAATACGAATTTGTAGGTGAACACGGCGTTAAACAAATAAAGTTCTTTTGTGAGAACGTGCCACAGAACGCCCGGTTTATGTACGCCTGTGACAACCCGGACAATGTGAGCGCTCGTACGCCGGGTGTGATAGTGCGGCCCATCGTAAAGGGTGGATTAACAAGTAAGTTTGCATATTTTAAAATTGAGGAAAATGAAAACAATTTGTAATTTTATTTCTGGACGGTTTGGACGCAAGGTGCTGAACCGCCCGTATCGCATCATTTGGCGCTCTGTATGGGCTTGTATTGGCTTCTGGCTCCTAATTGTATTAGTGCAGTGGTGGAGTGCCGTAGTAGACCGTATAAACTGGGTATTAACCGCATATTAATAAGAAAGATGAAGACAGTTAAAGAAATGTTTGAAGCCCTTGAAGATTACGATAAAGCAAAACATGGACACTTTAGAAAAGGATGCAGATGCTTTAGTTGAGGAGATAACCGAGGGTTTATTTAAGCGCATAACAAAGGAGGGTGAAAACCAGTATATAGGAAGGATAGACCGGGTAAAGCCCGTTTATGGTGAAATGTTAAGCGAAAAGGTTGAGTGTAGATTACGTGGGATGGGATTTGATGTAACTGTTTTACAGTTAAGAGACCCGTGGGGTAGACCAGAGTTTCACATACGAACCGAGCTTCCACAGGTTGCTGATGAACCACACCGCCAGTTCCCTTCCCTACGGTGGAAAGTAATCGGGTTAACGATTGTCGGGTTAATGCTGCTTGCATTATTGGCTATACTGGGCTATGTAAATAATTAGAATTTTCCGGGAATTTCCTTGGATATCTAAATCTTTGCCGTATATTTGCAGTGTCAATAACAAATGTTTCACTTAATACTTATAAATTATGACACTATTAACATTACAAGAAATTTCCGACATTTACTTTTACGGCAATACCAACGAGCAAGAAGTAGCTGACCTTATGTGCGGCGACGGTGACGAATATTACCCTATGGATGAGAACGGGTTTGACGAGCAAGAAATTTTGGGCATGGTTAGCGAAATGCGCAAAGTGTACCCCGATGCAGTGGTTAACGATGAGGACGACCCCGGCTTGTTAAGCATAGAGCCCGCAAACCTGGAACAGTGGATTTGGATTTACAGTTACATAAACTACCTCGTAGAGCAGCACAATGGATAAACCTTATTACAACGCCATAGATTACCACACATTGGACAAGAACCAGTGTGTGGATTTGGGCTGGACAATAGCCAAACAGTTTTTAGAGCTTAACGGGCTAGCCATACCGCATTTCACAAAGTACGACCACCGGGCGTCGGGTAGTTACTGTGGGATGTGCACCTACTACCGAAACACCCGCAACACGAAAGTACAGGTGTGGACACCCGCTGTCGCAAACATTAGCTTTAGCCCCGAACCGGGCAACCGACAATGGAGCTACCCCGGTTACAAAGTAGACCGCACAGGTGTGGGAGTGGTGTGTCACGAGGTTGGACACCATGTGGACTTTCTGCTACGTGCAAGCAAATCCACCCTATTTTGCTACCGGGGTGAAAAGGTTAGCAATTACGAGCCATGTGCGGCGGAAGCGTTTGCCGAAACCATGCGTCTCTTTATACTTAATCCGTGCCTGCTGCACATACTAGCTCCCAAACGGTGCGAGTACCTAGTTAATACCGTAGGGCTAAAGCCATTGGTCGTAGAGGACTGGGATGCAGTGCTAGCACACGCACCCGAACGCTACCGTCAGGCGGTGAGAAATTTGCCTTTTCTAAAAATAATTCAAGAATTTTTCCGGTAAAGTCTTGCGTATTTCAATAATAGTGATTACATTTGCAATGTCAAATTAATTCAAGTCAATAACAATTAAAATACTTACAATTATGAAAACTATTAAAGAAAACGCAGCAGTGAACAGTACTTATGTAGTAAATGAAAAGATGCTTGACCAAAAGCATGCATTAAAGTACATTGGAAAGCCCGCAATGTTGGCTGAAATTCTGGACATACAGGTGGCACTCGCCAAACTGAACGCTAAATATACCCCACGCCAATACGACGAAAAGAACAGCAAACAGGAACTTTTTGAGGGTTACAGCCGCCTAGCCATTATTTACAAGGAATTGAGCGCTAAACAGGCAGCCGAAATTGAAAAGAACACCAAGACGCTGATTAAGACGGCTGACGTACTGGCTAAGGAAGCAAAGGAACGGGCTGAACAGGTTGCCAAAGAGGAAGCCGAAAAAGCGGCTCGCAAAGCGAAGAAAGCTGCTAAAGCTGACAAGGGTGAAGCCAAGGAACCGAAAGCACCTAAAAACGAACCCAAACCGGAAAAGACTGGCGGAAGCCGTGGTACTGCACAGGAACGGTTGGATAAATATACTGCTGAACTGGCAGAAAAGGAAGCCATTAAAGAACCGAGCAAAGACGTTAAGAAGCGTATTGCGAGCCTGAAACGTAAAATTGAGCGTGCTAAACGTGCGCTAGCTGCATAAAGAAATGACGTATTCTTCCAGCGGGGCTGAACTTGTTAGCTAAACGGCAGGAGCAGCCCCTTTTATTAACCCTTATAAATTTGTGAATTATGGATACTAAAGACAAAGACAGAGAAAAGAAAGTAGAGAAACTTATTAACCAACTGAATGAGGAGTTGCGCAAAGGCGGTTTCACGTCACTAATTTTGATTGGTCACAATACCAGTAAAAGGATACAGAAGACGTTTGTGTGCGATTGCGTAACCAACGGCAAAGACCCCAAAGATTCCATTGACCCCGACCAAATATTGATGGAAGCACTGGCAGGCGATGAACCCGGCGACATAGCACTAAGAACCTATGTTCTTAACGGAGTACTCAACTATCTGGAAAACGATTTAACTGCATTAACGATATTTGAGAGCGCTTATTTAGAATTAATTAAGAAAGTGGCTGAAAGAGAGGGCTGGGATTTGGAAAATGACGATGATGAAGTACCAAACTTTATACCGAATCCCAATGCTGAATGTTAAAGTACACACGATGATACCCCGCAAAAACCGGGGTATCTTGTTTGATTTTATGAGCCAACACGAAATTCCTTTTGCCGTTACGTATGGCGTTAACCCAGTAGGAGAACCGATGGTTATAACTACTGTGGAGCTTGACGAAATACCCGACGAGGATTTACGACTGGCGTACCCTATGTCCGTGCAAGCGGAATGCAATGCTTATGACATCACCCCTTACATACACGTACAACCCCATGAATAGCAGAATTATACGATTTAATATGGAAATACCGAGCGGCAAAGATTGCCCGTTTCGGTTACATGTAACGCAGCTAACCCAGTTTGACGACGTGCCGGACAAATGGCTGTTTAACCTGTCAGAAAAAGATGTGCGGACGCTTATCACAGTGGCCCAAACCGCACTAAACTATAACAAGTACAGACGACAGACCATGCAGGTGCACGCTAGAAGTCGTAAAATGGCTCTAATTAAACGTTTAATACGCCGGGTGAACCGTATTACCGATGACCGAAACAAATGGCGTGCACGAGCTAAAGAAGCCGAACCAAAGGCTCACCAATTTATATTACAACAAAAGAAGAAAACACTATGAAAGAGAAAGATTACAACTACTTTTGCAAGTATCCCCGGTGTATAGAAGCCGTGGAGTACACTGGCACGAATGTAGTAGAGTTAGAACATTTTGTTGAACAAAAAGCTCCCGCCTGTATCGGGTGGCGTATTGGCACTCTTTCTACGATTACGAAGCGTCCATTCATTAATGATACATTTGATTTGGTGTTGTGTGACCCTGATTTTAATAAGACCATAATAGAACCGGGGGACTGGCTAGTTTTTGAGGAAATACCATTGGGTCAAAATCAGCCGTTTATCGTTGTCGCCAAAGAGGAAATGGAGCATTTTAGCCGGGGCAACCCGCCGCAAGGAGCATTTATAGACCACAATTAAAAGATTTCCCGGAAAAACTTCCGGGATTTCTTGTTTATATAAATCTTTATTGTTTACTTTGTGCTGTCAATCAATAAAAACTTACAATGAAAGTAACAGACATTACCCTAGAAATTAGGACAGAGGATGGGCAGAGCCACCTAGTCGTCTTTGACCGTTGGGACTTTAGCCATGACGGTGCGGTAGTACTAGCCGGGCAACTGGTACGTGAAAAGTGGCGTGCCATATTTGGCCAAAGCGGCGCTCTCAAGCCGGGGCAAATAAAGTCGGTAATGGATAGTAGTGCGTTGGTGCGTTTTTACCATGAAGACGGTATGAGAACGGCTGCTATTACGCACATTACCAACAAAGCGTTCAGAATCATTAATAACGATTTGGGTGTGGCGTGGTTGCCAAAGAACATCCTACGATGGAGCCGGGTGGCGCAGATGTTTGTGGTCGTAGATGAAGATTATAAAATGGACTTCACCACTGACGTAGCACCGGGCATGGATGCGTACCCTGACTATTTTGACGCACATGATGAACTTATTGAACAATTAGATATAACACCAGAGGAGGAACCAAACGATGTGGATATTACTGAATAACAAGCCCGTTTGTGTGTTTGACATACAAACAGTCAGCGAAATTTTGCCGCTCAAGAATGATACGTTTTTATTGTCAAAATACAGGGGAACTGTCGATGACCCGCTACCAAAATTATATCCTGAAGAGCATAGGGAATATCGCAAGGATATGGATGAATTTGACAAGAAAATCCAAGAAGCGGGCAATAATGCGTCCATCAATAAACTCCGATTTAATACCGATAGATTATACGGGTATTATTTCACAGTAACGTTTAAAGATGGCACTACCATGTACTCCACCCTATACGCTGACGAGGGGACTACCACCTACGCAAGAGATTGCCTGTTACGAAAAATAAATAGGATAGTCGCTGATTTAGAAAGAATAACAATTTAAAACGAAAGTATTATGAAAGCAAAGATGATTTTAGGACTGGCAGTGGCTCTGTTCGTGGGCTGCACCACCGCAAAGAACAACGATGGGCATTTGTACGATACAGTGCTGGAGTACGGAACCGATGGAATGCTTTACAACACGGGGACGAAACTGGACATAGCCCGGTGGAACGACACTGGCTATCGTATAGAGTTACAGACGCCCGCATTCACCTATGACCTGACCTGTTGGGTAGAGCTTGACACCATACAGAAAACAACAGCCAAAGACGCCGAACAGGACTATAAACACAGGTTCAACACCTACCTCGTACCACAACAGTACGTTTACCGGGGCACGGCGAAATACAACAACGATGACCGGGTAGTGATGATAATTACGGCGCAACCACTGGAAAACTACCTACGAGGTGAAACCGTGGAGCTTGAACAGCAGGACAACATGAGCAACTGCATCTATATCTTCACGCATAACGCTCATCGTAAACCGAACTACCAATGTAACTACACATATTTGTTTCCACTAAATAATGAATAACATGAAGAAGTTAATATTTTGGGTGTGCGTAATAGCCGCCACCGTAACGACAGTAATGGTCGGATGCGGTAACAAAGGGGTAGAAGTCGTTGACGCTACTACGGGGTCAATAACACCGACATACCGCCTTTTAAACAGGACTAGTGAATACGTTACAGGGTACGTCTACGAAATAGACGGCAAATGGATAATTTTGAACAGTGCCGGAGGTACTGCTATAATAGAAAAGAGCCGCCATGCTACACAGTGATGAAGACCGCATTATAAAGACCCGAACCCTTTGGCAACAGGTTAAACCGTGGATAAGTGAACGTCGCCCCTCTAGGGTTCGCAAATTAGCGTGGGCGGTTGCGTGGCGCATTATTGTGCTATTTGCGATAGTAATGCTTTGTAAGACGGTAATACAGGGCTTTGAGCGGGGGTTAGAAGAACGGGCTGTTGCCGCTCCTACACCTGCGATAGAACTAACCATCCAAGACAGTGTGTACGCTGCTATTTATGAGCTACGGTTGGCTCATCCAGATATAGTGATGGCGCAATGTATAGAGGAAAGCGGTAACTTTACCAGTGCTCTCTTTAAGGAAGGGCACAACTGCACCGGAATGAAAGTACCGGGGTCACGACCGACAATGGCACGGGGCGTATTATATGGACACGCACGATTCGGCAGTTGGGCGACCTGTTTGGTGGATTATGCCATGTGGCAGAGTGCGTTTGCCCGTGGGTTAACTCGTGATGAATATTTTGCCTATTTGGACAGAGTGTACGCAGAGAAACCCGGATATAGTAAACGTTTAAAAGCAATAATAAAAGACAGAGGATTATAACAATGGAAACAGCAACCAAAGAAGCATTAGAAAGGTTGAACTTTGATGAACGGGTGGAAGTCTTAAAATGGTGTTTAGACAGCTTTGAAACTGTTGAGGTAACCGCCCGCCACCAAGAGAGTGAGTATATTACAAGTGAAAACGTAACAGTGGAAAATGGAGTAGTCTTAATAGAAACTACGATATGCACTGGATAAATAATTAACATTATGACAGTAGAACAGATTAAAGAATTGTACAACGGGTGCGACCAAAACTGGAGCGCCGTGGCTCTGGAGCTTGCTATACCAGTAGCCGAACTATTAGCCAAAGGTGATGAAGATGGTGCTAATGAAATAGACCAAGAGAATTTAACCACATTTCGCACCGCCATGCTTGAAAATGGGGTGTCGGAAAGTATAGTAGAAGAATATTTGGAGGAGTACGCATGGGATACGCTAAAATGAAGATTTTGCTGCTCGTGGTGCTGTTTACAACACTGGCAGCGTGCAAAGGTGAGAAGCGGGAATATACGCTTGTGTACGACATTTATTGGAGTGCTAACAACGTAGAGCGTAAAGTGGTTAAGAGTGGTACGGACATCGCACACTTTTGTAACGAATATGGGAATTACAGAGTTGCCACCTACGATGGTGACAGGTGGTACGAAGTGTATAACGCCCCGGTGAGGGTAGTAAGTTACACTTATAAAGTAGTGGAGGACAAGAAATGAACAGCGAAGCCGAAAGAATATTTTGGGAAAAGATAAATGCTTTACCCGAACACAAAAGAACCTTTGACACGGACGTGTTTAACGCTATTATAGCCGCCATGGAAGAGTATGCCTACCAACAACGTGAAGAGGTGCTTGAGGGTTTAAACGAATTTTATAACGACGAAAACAGATGACACCACACGATTGGATACTTTTGGGGATTGTACTGGCAGCGTTGGGAATAGTGTTATTCCTAATTTGGTACAGTAACGCAAAACGATGCCCCTATTGTCGAAGCCGTAGAATAGAATTGGAGGGGAAACGCAAAGTGTATGACAGATACAAGTGTCACAAATGCCTTAGTACGTGGGAAGAGCCCCACACGTTGGACTATTAAAAACAGATAACATGGAACTGGAAGAATTTGACCGTTGCGGGCGTTGTGGATGCACGCATGACGAAATTTGTGAAGAATGCCAGAGGGAGCAAGAGCTGCTTGAGGAAGAGGGCACTAACACTCTAAAGGGGTGTGCATGTGCCGGGGTGATAATGCTATGGTTAGTAGTGCTAATCATACTTATTGCACTGGCTTGCTTAATCTGACAGAATGAGGATTATTATGTGAAACGTATATAGTAACCAAAGTTTATTAATTAATTTAGAAGCATTATGCGAAAATCAGGATTTATTAAGGCGTTGTCTGACGAGTGCGGGCTGAGCCAAAGAGATGTGGAAAAAGTAGTGGACGCAATGAGTCCCGTAATAGTAAAAGCGTGCGTGGAAGACGGTGAGGAAATTAGCCTTCCTATCGGCAAGTTTAAACAACGTGTCAACAAAGAGAAGACAGCCCGTAACCCGGTAAACGGTGAACCAGTATTGGTTCCGGCTAGCACCACACTAGGCTTCAAAGCATCCAAAACGATTAAAATCGTGGAGGAAAAGAAAGCCGCTAAAGGGAAGAAGAAATAATAATCCCAATACCATTAATACGATTAGTCATAATTAAAAGTTTTAAAGTGATTGAATTAGTGGGTGGTGCGTGAGCATAGCTTCCCTAAGAGCATGATTTAACATGTTTCATTCTATTTTATTTAATTATAAGCCGTTGCCCGTGAGGGTTGCGGCTTTTATTTTAGACATAGGTACAGAAAAATCCCCGATAACTCTTGGATATTCCGTTTTATCCACCTACATTTGTAGCGTTAAAAACTTACAGATATGACAGAAGAAGAATATAAACAACAGTTAGAAGCCTTAGAAGATGAGTACAAGGCTGAACAAATGCGCATCTTGACCGAGTATGTATTAAGTTGGTGTCCCTATAAGATTGGTGACATAGTTACTGACCATATTAGCTCGGTTCGTATCACGAAAATTGTGCCCATTAAAGGCATGATGGAAAGAAAAGTGGATATACTTATGTTTGGCGATAACCTGACTAAAAAGGGCACGATAAACAAGGTAGAGCCTACCCGCCGTATATATCACAGTAATATTGTTATGTTTAACAAGAAATAAAAGATGAAAGAAAGAATTTTGATGGGGCAGTTGCGCCAACTTGCAGACCAGTACGAAACGAACGACTTTATTAAGTCAGACCCGGTGCAGTTTGTGCACAAAGGTTGGAAGTGCCAACAGGACATAGAGATTGCCGGGTTTATAGCCAGTTGGCTCGCCTACGGTAAACGAGAAGCATTTATACCAGTAATAGAGGAGGTATTGAAACAAATGTCGCCCTCACCGCTGGAGTATTTAGAGCGCCGCCGTTGGGTGTTTAGCGGTGATGATGCAGTTACTTTGTACCGCTTCTATAAACGGGTAGACCTGTACGACTTGTTTGAGCACCTGTACAGTATATATTTCAACTTTAAAACAATGGAAAACGCTGTTTATAAACACATGATACACGATGGTACAACTTCGTTAGAAGCCCTTATCAGTTTGTTTTCGCATGTTAAAGGTGTGCCACAAGATACAAAGAGCGCATGTAAACGCCTAAACATGTTTCTCCGGTGGATGGTGCGTAAATGTGGCCCGGTGGATATAGGTATATGGACAGTAATTGACGCCAGTAATCTTCTTATCCCACTGGACACGCATGTTGCACGTATTGCCCGTCAATTAGGTCTGTTAGAGGGTACAAGTAACAACATGAGAGCAGTTATACAACTAACCGATAAAATGCGTAAAATCTTCCCAAACGACCCCGCACGGGCGGACTTCGCATTATTTGGCTACGGTGTTACACACCCTAAAGAATAAAGCTATGGTAGCGAAGCACTTGTTTGAGGTAAAATTTACGGTAGGCGACACACCAATGAACGAAGCCTATGTACTCCCATACCGTACAGAAGAATGGGACGTAGACAACCGCCTTGAACCCCACCTGACGCACAACCAAGCTGCACGAGCAGCGATTGCCAAAGATTTGGGGTGTAGGCGTACCAGTATAACGATTACGGAGATTTACAAAATACACAACAACCTAATTATTGAAGAATATGGAAAATAAGACAATACCAGAAATTCACGTAGACCAAGACATTTTGGATGCTACACCACATTACAACGAACGCACACAGTTCCCAGACAATCATGGTGGGTGGCAAGAGGGTGCAATGTGGGAGCGTACTCGTAACAAATGGCGTCCAGCCAGTGAACCCCCGAAGGAAAGCTGTTGGGTGCTGACAAAGGGCGGCTTTCGCTCCTACGACCTTATGTATTACCGGGCATCAGCAGGTAAGTTTTTCGTAACCAAACACTCTGACGTTTATGATGGCAGTGTACAAGAATGGAGATATTTAGAAAATGATAATGAAAAACAACCAAGTTAATGGAAACAATGTTAGGCGCTCCAGTGTGGGCGCAACCTATTGAGGAAACGCCGTATGCCACAATGATACAGCATTCCCACACAAGAGAAGAGTTTTTTACAAGAGTATTACAACCAACCAATTAAAGAAGATTATGACACATCCAAGAATTTTGAAGAGCCAAGCACTGGACACCAAGTTAACCACCTCGCTGACATTGCAAGATTTGCAAGACAACGCCGCCAATGAAATGAACTGGGCGGAAGCCTTTATCCTGTCGCAAGAAGAACATGTGCGTATAAGACACCGCTTTTTCGGAGCTGATGAATGGTTACAGGTGCTTCCTAACCAAAAGATAAGATTTGAAGATGGCGTAGAGTGTACACAGTTTGAGTTCTGGCAGGCACGACACGACCAACGTGAAGCGTGGAAGACTGGATGGTACGTATGGAATAAAGAGTAGGCGGTGCACAGCCTATTAATATTAATTTTATAAATTTTTACAATCATGAAAAAGGATTTTATTACCGTAACCCCTGACACTGGGGAGGGGGGTAGCCAACAGGTTCAAGTAACCGCTGACACTAACCCCACTTATCAAAGTCGTGAGACGACTATTAATTTCAATGCCAACGGGCAAGTAGTTAAAAGCGTTAAAGCCGTTCAGGACGGAATACCATTTGCAACTGCTTTAGGGCTAACCTGCAATTCCTCTCAAAAATCTATGATAGACATAGCAGGTTTTCGAAGAGTTTCAAGTTACAATAACGCTCCCATGTTTTTCGGCAATGTTACTAAAAACATCTATATGTCGCCGTCAAGTTTTTTATTTTCTATTTTAGTTGGAGGTTTGGTTTCGTGGTATGACGAAACACAAGACGACGAACTAATAGCAGAATTTACATGGACAACTAATACAGGTGCAGAAATTGAAAGTAATTATGCAACATTTACTTTTGACAACGAAGATGGAGAAGACTGGAAGAATTACACTTGTACTCCTTCTATGTCTGAAATTACTCCCGGCGCAGATAATAACCCCGCCACGGTTACAATAAAAATTGGTCATGGACGTGGTGATACAGGGCTTGATGAAGACACTATATTTATGGTGTATAGGCTAACCCTAATAACTCAATAATTTTGAATTTCCCGGAAGATTTTCCGGGATTTTCTTTGTTATGTCAATTAGTCTGCTTACATTTGTGCTGTCAATTAAAACAAAAGAATTATGAAAGCAACAGTACAAGTTATTGCCCCAATGATGGGTGACGAAATTAAACAGTTTTATGTGGTACTTTCACGTATTAGCGAAAGCCGTGACGCAGTTGATTTAAGCAAGTGGGTCGTTCCCTATATAGAAACACAGTGCCCGACGTTTAGATGCGGCACTGGTGGACATCATTTGTGGGTGAAGCACCAAGACGCTATGGAGGAAAACATGATATTTGTGGAGTTTTAAGAAACTCCACTAAACGTATAACAAATCACAAGATTTATTAACCAATTAAATAAGCAAATTATGGACATTAACAAGAAAAAGATGGTATTTGTGGCGTTGAATGATGTGCTAATCAAATCAGCTAACCACCCGCCAAAAGGTATCTGGGACATGCAAGTGAATATGGAGCTTGTTAACCAACTGGCACGCCTGAACCCACTGGCTATCCTAATCGTAGAAAACGAAACAACGGTTGGAGCCACCATGCACCCATCCCTCTACAATGCGAAATTTATGTACGTGTTGGCAGTGCTGCAAGAAGCAACCGGGCATGGCACATTTGTAGCCGGGCAATATTGCGGTGCAGCAGACGAGGACACGATTTTAAAGACCGCATTGCCACGTTCTACCATGTTGGAAGCTATGTATCAGGAGTTCCTAACGCAGTCTCGTATAGACGTTGAAAAGAGCGAACTGGTTATGATTGGCTGCAACGATGTACACGTACAAACGGCGGACAACATTGGTTGTGATTATGTGGACTGTAACCAACTGATTGGAATGGAGTTGCCAGAACCGATGTACAAGCTCGTAGACGTGGAAACGAATGCGGTGGTTATTGACCCCGATAATCAAGCCATTTTGGAAAATTTGCCAAAAGAGTTCGCTTTGCATCGTGCAAAACAACTCAACCTCGGTCAGCCTGACCCCCGTGTGGCTGTTGTCCCTAACTTATGGACAGCCCCGAAGCCACTAGAGCACAAACATTTTGAGGTAGACATGAGCAAGCTGAAAGGCAAGAAAAAGAAAGTAGCTATGGGAATTGTGAAAGGAGGGAAACAGTAATGGCAGTAGTTAAGAAGGATGATTTAGAAAGAATTGCAAAGCGTCTTGCGAATGAAAATTACCAAGAAGAAATTCGTGAAAATACTGAAGCATTGCGCTTGCATATACTGGCATATATGGAGAAAATTACTCCTGCTGATGTAATAACAGCTTTTAAACTGTATCCACAATATTTCAAGCGGACTGACAGGTTTGGTTTCCCTAGTTACAACTACAAACAGTATTTGCCCGAAGACTGGGGTAGCCGTACTTTCCACGGTTATGTGGACTTAAACTGTGAAATTCCAATGGCTGATGACGGTACTTATGAAGTGATGCAGAAAGTTCCAGAAAATCACTATATCAAAACACTGTTGCGTAAATTCTTTCAGTTGGAAAAAGAACGGTACTTTATGGAGAAACGTTTGAAATGCGTTTTCCAAACGACCCGTTTTACAGACACCAAACTGAAAGCGCAGTTTCCAGAAGCTTATAGGATATATTTGGACATTATTACATCAGATACCTATGATGAAGCAAAAATGGCTGACGGCGCAACTGGTACTCTTTGTGACACTATTGAAAATTTGCGTGCCCAACTAAAGAGCAATCGTGATGTTAAGAAAGATGTATAAACTGGGATGGTTCGCAAAGTGGTGGTTTGCCAATTTGCGATTTCCCTTTGTGCTTGACAATTTAAGCAAAGAGGAGTTTTATACCGCTTTAACGTGGTTCCTCTTTGCTTGCAAATGGTTCCCGACAGCCAAAGTGTCTATACGATGGGGTTACACTCTACGTCATACTTATATTACCGTGCGCAATGCGCCGGGCAAACCGACGCAATTTGACATCAATGCGAGTGCTCAATGTTGGCGGGACTGGCGACCCAATGGTTGCTCCTACCTGTTTAAGCAGGAAAATAACGAAATTTATGAAATAACGTGGGACACCCCACCTAAAGAATAAGACTATGTTTATATACATTAAAGGAATACCCCGGCAGGGGGCAGACAACATGGTTTGTCGTAGAGTATCTGACATTTACCAGATATTATCCGTGTACAAAGCTACGAATAAAGAAGAATACCGTTTCAGCATTGTATTTGACGATGCGACTGCTATGCTTTCCCAAATCTACAAAAGTCGTGAGGAAGCAGAAATGCACCAACTTGCAGCGGTAAGCATGATTAACGCTTTGGAGCTGCTTGAGTATCGTAGAAGAGTAGGTGACAATTCAACGGTATATTACCAATTTGTAACTACCGACACCAGTGACGGCAAAGCTAAATTAATGACTTTGCCTATTAATGAAAAATTCCCAGTATTCACGCTTAACATTTAGAAAAACATGAGAGTAAATTACACGTTTATATTCACTTTAGGCGAAAACCCTAAACGCTACCGATTTAATACGGAATTACGAATCAGTGGCGATTTTAATGCCCAAGATATGTTAGATGTATTTAATGCACAGGCACGGTCAATGGGAGTGCCTTCACCTCGTTTGCTTGCATGTTTTCACACCTACGGAAACACTAAGTTTCCAAATTTTTGTTATACAAACATCCCGGAATGTGTAGCAGTGGGTTGTAACAGATGTCCTTTTAAAAACCTCGCAAATAGTATCCCAATAACAAAATACGAACCTATAAAGGGTCAGTCGGTCTATAACTATGTTTGGGAAGTGCGGTACTTTACAGAAGAGGGTGTGGGGTTAATTAGAACTATGCGTTTTAAAATGCGTGGAACAGAAACTCCGAAATTACAAGATGTTTTGGTTTACTTTGATAATTTGGACAAAGCTAGCCCGGATTATGATGGCAGAGAAAAACATGTTATCGGGGTGAACCTGCAAGCCACAGAGGAAACCGGGGAATTTACCACTACACAAAACGCCGACCAGTTTTATCCTGACCAGCCCTACGAACTTTTTTGGGTGCGGGTAAACGACATGAGCCAGAAGAACCCAAAGGCTGAAACATGGATACCGGGCTTTAAACAGAACGGCAAGATGTGGAGCGTACTGGGTGAGCTTGAAGACCCGGACAGTGAAGAAGACACACGTCCTTTTAACGATTGTCCGTTCCCTAATTACAAAGTTACACAATAAGCATAGAGGTGATTTGCTTGCTCTATATGCAATTTAAAATAAGAAGCCGGACAGTTAGTTCGGCTTTTATTATTTAAGCCCGTATAGACGCTTAAAAATGGACGAACAACTGGCATGAGCCGTGATTTGTGCGTATATTTACACGCTCCTAATTGCGTAGGGAGAAATTATTAACTTAATTTTCAAATCATGGAAAAAGACTTTATTACAGCAACCCCCGACACGGGTGGGGCAGGTACGACACAAGTAACCGTCACAGCGGAAGAAAACACTGGGAGCGCTCGTGCTACTTCCCTAAATGTGGGTAACGGGCAGATAGCTCGTACAGTAGCCATTTCCCAAGCGAAAGAACTTGTGGAATGTAACATCACCGTTAAATGGATGAAAGGCACGGGAAGTGATGGGGCACGTGCGATGATGTTTGAAGCATATTGCGACCAAGATGTTGCAAGCAATTTGCAGGTAGATTTCACTTTTGAGCAGGCTGACCCGACTGGCGAATTTGTGTACAGCACGCCAATCAGTATCTTTATTGGCAAAGGTGATAACCAGAGTGGAACTTATGAATGTCCTTATTACGATTATGCTTTCCGTTTTAAGGACAATACGGCAACCATTAGCCCGGCACAAGACGATGAGTATTACTATTCGTTTGTTGACTTTGAAAGTTATTATCCAATCATTACTATTAAGCCGCTTAAAATTGCGTCCGGTGGTTCAACACGCTATTTGAAACTAAACGCTTCTGGCAAAGTAGCGACTACCGTGGCGGCTCTAGCGACCGTTTATTATAATGATGGTACATCACCAGAAAGAACGACTTTGTATATTCAAAAGGGGCAATCTCTTGGGGATAACCAGACATATTTTGGCGAACGAGCTGAATATGCAGTTATTTCAAACGGAACTCCAACCGAAGGAGGAGGGCAAATTTTTGAATATGACAGTACGCCATTATATCGCTAATATATTAACCGGGTAGCTCTACGGGGCTACCCTATTACTAACTATAAAAATTTCAAATTATGAAGAAAGATTTTGTAAATGTTACTCCTGATACAGGGGGGGGGCAGTGCTAGCCTGACGGCTACGGCTGACCCTAATGTTACCACGCAAGTTCGCACAACTGACCTCTTATTTAATGCGAACGGACAACAGTTAAAGAGTGTGCGAGCCACACAACAGGCAGTCCCATTCTTTGCCAATATTTCTCCCGTTGTCCATTCAGGGGTGGTAGATGGTAGCCAAATTGCCTTTGAAATGAACCAGACCACCTTTTATGCCCAAAGTCCCAATGGGGAAGAATGCCCCGAACTAGATTACAACTGCATTGTTACGAATTTTCCCTACAACAATTTAAGCGAAGTCACGTTTAATGTTAATATCGCCTGTCACATTGATGTGTTAGGGGAAGAATTTGAATTGTACTGGCAATATTCGCCTGATGGGGGTAATAACTGGATTACTGACGTGTTTAGCTTAGAAAGTTCAACAGCTAGTTACGAGTTTTATACTGGCCAGACCCAAAGTTGGGAGCTAACAAGTTTACCCGACCCGCTACAAATTCGTATCGGTTATGGTGATAAAGGCAGTGAAAGTATTGATGTCTGGCTGCAAAAGTTTGACGTTGTTTTCACATTAAGCCCTAGCATAACCGGGTGACATGATTTAACTACGCAATGGATAAGCCGGGAAATTTCCCGGCTTTTTCTTTGTTTTCTCGTTTCTTTTGCATATCTTTGTACCATCAAATTAAAAATGGATTTAGTTATGGATATACAGGTAGTTAAAACAACAGTAAAGGCAGCAGCCGGAACAAAAGAGACGAATTATGCTGCAATCTTGGATAAGTATTTAAGACAGGTCGGTTTTATTACCGATGAGGGCATTTTCTTGGAAATGTATAATGCTCGGTTAAGAGCATGTGGAGCAGGCTCGTTTCAGAAAATTGATGTGGGTGACAGCAAGCCTTTCTCTAAATTATGCAAAATTGTAGAGGAAAACTGGGATGCCATGTATGACAGATATACCCTAGCGATAAAGAGATAATTGCGATACGTATAATATAGTGAATGATGAAGCAATAACTTTTACACCTCCTTTCTGTTATGTTACGAGCATGGCAAAGCGTTGCCGCTAGCTATTACCCCAACAGAAAGGTTTTAAATCCCATGTTACGAAAACCCGTGAGGGCGAGTAAGAACAACTCGAATTTATAAGTAGTTAATATTTGTAAGTTTGTTTTATTGACAGGATGGAGGGCGGAATATTCCGCCCTTTGTTTGTTATATAGAATCATTTTGCTACCTTTGCATAAATAACCAACAAACAGAATGATGAGACCCCTAGTGATAACCGGAACATGTAAGGAATTACACATGTGCGCAAAGCTACTTGACCGTTATGGATATATCCCGGTTAACTGTCGCATACCCACTAATGATAATCATGAGTGTGGATTTCTTATACTTAACCGTGAGGGGGAGTTTCGTTTTTCACGCTGCAACCTGTACGCCGATTTAAACTGCCTTGTCACAGCCAGTGATTTCCTAAAGAGTTACGGTGGATTAGGAGTACGCAGCCCATACAGCCTGAAAAGCATTTATTTTGCCTGTACGCTCGGTTTATTGGTGATGGGTATGGAACACTCACTGCCAGTCGGTAGAATTTGGCTAGTGGCTTTATTTGCGCTAAATATACCCCTCTTTTGGGGAACGATAATAAATTGGTTTGGACATGGAAAACAAAGATGATTTTGCAACACTGCTCGTCAAGGATTTTGACGACTTTAGCCGGGGTGAGTTACAGATATTGCGCAACCGCATACGTCAACGGTACAAATACCCCATAGAAGTAAAGATAGATGCAACTATGCTCTATCACGGTTACCTAATTTTGAAGCGGGATTTAGTGACGACGCTTGAAACGCTGCAAGTGTGCCCCTATCCGGCTGAAACTCACAAGAGTTCGTTTACAGGGGAAACGCTAACATTTGCCCCGGTAGTAGTTCCGACGTTTGACGGCATTTTTGGCTCTCCTACGGATAGTTTTACTATTACCGGATACATAACGTTACCCGTGTTAACTGTAAGCTATTTTGACGACTATACCGAGGTTACTTGTTTGTCGCCCGGTGGGAACTTTTGTAAGATAAGAAGCAAGAATTTGCTGTTTGATATTTAATTGGTAGTTTTGTTGTGGTAAGTAACTCTTAGAATTACAGTATCTTTACTTAGACATGTGCGCCGCTTCTGGATAGTGATATTAGGGAGCGGTCTTTTTACGTATAAAAACCCGGTAGGGAATATTCCCTACTATAACATAAAATTCACAATTATGAAAAAAGATTTCATTACGGTTACCCCGGATTCGGGGGGGGGTAACGCACAGCTCAACGCAGTAGCAGACCCAAACCCCACATTAATGTCCCGGTCAACTACTCTCAATTTTGATGCAGCCGGGCAGTCCCTAAAATCTGTGAACGCAGTGCAGCAGGGTATTCCTTTCTTATGCAATGTTGGGTGGGAAACTCCTTACAATGTTGCCAATTTCTATGTCCAGTATCAAGCCGTGTACCGTACACTCGGACCGGGAAATTGCCCAAGAATTTCTGGAGTAGTAGCTAAAGTAATCAAATCAGACAACGAATTTAAAATTGTTATTTTGGTCGGTGTTTCTACTGCATTTTATGATGAAACCACTATGCAGAAATCATTAGTGGCTGAATTTATTTGGGCTGAAAGTGATGGTGTGGAGTTAGACAACAAATACCTAGAATTTACTTTTGATAACGAAGATGGAGAAAACTGGAAGAATTATGTTTGTGATTTTTCTGGTTCGGACTACAACCCGCCTAGTGATACTAGATTATTGTTAATAAACATAGGGTTTGGACGTGGTGATACAGGTATAGAAAATAACGAATACCTTTTGCAATATTATTTAAACTTGCAGTAACTTTTTCCATTTCCTACGCAAAATAAAAGAGCCCGGCTTCACAGTCGGGCTTCTTCGTTGGTCGTAATCACCATTATGGATAAAAATAAAAGACAAACATCAAAATGTCCTGTAACCTAAATCGTTCATCATGTTAATAAAATCTTCTGTTGGAAAGTACATGCGCCCAAACTTTTCAGCCCATTTTTCAGGGAAAAATTTGTGATACTTATCATGGTCAGTAACGAACATGCAAGCGATAGCACTGGGCAAACCAATTATTAGCAGGTAAAACCATCCAGACCACCGGGAATTAATGTGGTGTCCGTATTCATGACTAGCGATACTCACTTTACCCCATGCAGCGTCACCAATAAAGATGAAGTGACCGAGTGTTACACTGGTCGAACTGCCTTTCCTAAAGATTAGAGCACCGCCAACCCTACCAACGTACCGCCAACCTGTGAAAGCCGCAAATAGAAGCCCTACGATGTTTTGTGGGAGCATCCAAAGCAGTAGTACAATGTGCAGTAACACACTACCAAATTTTGACTTCGGATTTACTAGAGGGAAGTAATTGTCTTGCACCTCAAAATCTTGTGGTTCAGAAGTTATCATGCCTTCCGAGCCGTTCTTAGTTTTTACGTTAAAATCTTCCATAAAGCAAATGTTTTGCGGCAAATTTATAAATTATTTTGTTCAATAAAATCTTCTGTTTCCTGTTCCGTAGCAGGTCTTATATCTAGGATGCCTAGTTTTTCCAAGTCTTCTTCAATAATAGGAAAGGGCAACCGGGTACGCCCCGAAATGGTGGTGTAGCACTTATGCTCGTCATCGCGAATAAAGAATGTGTCAGGTTCACCGCTTTGGATAAATATATCATCTGTGAACGCCGCCATTAATTCTTCCCATTCTGTTTCTAATCCTTCTTGTGCTTGTACCCGGTTCAGCTCCTCTGTTCCCATACCCCCTAGACCCATTACTAGGGAGGGATTTAAAAACTCTTCTTTGTTAGTAGCAGGCAAACTGGGAGTTACTGTTGCGACGACAGCCTGTGTCGGTGAGTACATACTTTCCTCATCGGCTTTTCGCAGTGCTGCCAACAACTCAATTTCTCTAAGTTCGTAAGTGTTTATCTCTCGTTGTAATTCCCTAATTTGCTGTTCCTTGACAAATAGGAGTTTGTTTAGGCGGTCAATTTCTGCCTGATAATTAATCCGTCCTAAAGTTTCTTTCTTGTTTCTATCCATATCCAAAATGTTGTTACTGGTCATTATACGCTTTCGCAATTTGTCGTTAGGGAGTCTTAAGATTTCGTGTGGATTTCTTGCGAAAAATGACTTTCGGAAAATTTTTAAGGGGGCTCTTGGGGGTTTATTTATATTTTAGAAAGCTATGAATGAAATTAAATTTTTAGATATAAAAATTTATATTGAAATGAATAACTTGATAAAATATACGTTGAATAACGTTTTAAGACTGGTTAGACAGTTAGCGCACACACGTATGTGAGTGGGTGTGTGAGCAGGTGCAGCCACACAAGGACGTCACGCTGACACAGTGAGGACAAATTGCAGATGCGTATATAGCAGCAAACAGCCACTTTGGGAGCGGTCTTAACGACACTTTGGTTCCGGTATTCTGGCTAACAGGTAAGATTTTAATTGCGAATAGACAGATTAGATTATTTTGACACAAGTTTTATTCTGACAGATTGTTTACGACTTATTGACGCTATTTGACAGAACAACAACTGGGGCAGGGGGAGCAATCCCCCATTTGCAGCCCGTTTATCACGATTTAGTTAGAGCAGCTATTTAGAAAATTGGAAAGTATTATGTATCTTTACACCGATTAAAGATGTTGAATTTAAACGGAATTAAGATATGAAAACAGTTACGCAGAAAGTAGGCGGATACACCTATAAGACGGTTCTGGCGAACCCCGGTGGTCTTCCTAACCCAACTCTTATCCAAAGAGCTTTTGCAGTTGGTACTCCTACAAAGGATATGACGGCAGCAGATTTAGAAGCAGACCCGCAACAGCAGCCAGAGGGCTTCTTGCTTATTCCGCTGACAAGTGGCGAAATAAAAGTGCATTTGGCGGGAGCGCCTGACTTTGAGGATTACACCATCAGCAGCGCAGAGGTAGACGCTAGTTTGGGCATTCCGATGTTGTATTTGGTGGACAAAGTTTATATGGACGGAACGACTGCAACTTTTAATATCGGTTGGTGATATGGTACAAGGACAAGCGATTGGCATACCGTTCAGGCGCAGGAAGGGAGGACAAGCACCCCCACCGCCGACAGAGGTGGCTTGGAACCCGACCATTGAAAGCAACATGCCATATAAAGACGTAAAATATTACAAACTGCAAGAGGGCGGTAGATGGCAGAGTATTAACATCGGCGACATGTTACCGATAAATCAGCAGGTGTTGATAACCATTACTACCGAAGACCCTATTTATGAGGTGTCGGAAGTGCATTGTTCCCAATTGACAGCCATTGGAGTAAGCGGCAAAGATGGCGTTTATAACATTGTTGGCTTTACGACAGTGCATAGCCCGCAAATTATTTCGGTGACTATTGGGGTAGATAAAAACTATGTGCAGTGGAACCCGACTTATAATAGCAATGTAAAATATTCGGAAGTTGTATGTTTAAATTATACGGAAGGATTGAAGACTGTAAATGTTGGGGACTATGTTAAGGTAGGTAACACGCTTGCAATACGGGTGATTTTAGATAATACTTTAGATGAAGTTGTTAATACAAAGGTCAACGGTCAAGAATGCGAAATAACAGTTATTTCACCACGAGTTTTTGACTGCAAGTTTGCTATTACTTCCAACTCCCCTCAAACTGTGGATATCACCATAGACGAATATATTAGATATGAGGATATTGTGCAGCCATATCCTTTCATGATTAGAATCTATGACTCTGAAACTAATCATATATACACTTGGGGAGATAAATTGAAGGTAGGTAGTAAGATTGTATTTAAGGAATGGGCTAATAACTTATTACCTGAATTATATAAAGGTTACTTCCATTTGAATCAGGCAGATGGAAGTAATATTGCTATTGAACTCAATAAAGAATATGAAGTATTTAAAGGATTTGGATTTACTGTTATTAGTCTTAACTACATAGGCGGTACTAATGTACCTAAGTGCTTCTTGTCACCTAGCAGACTGCGTATACCTAACTCTAGCTATAAGATACTGGGCTACATTCCTGATATATCAGGTCACGGTAATCATGGTAAGATTAACAACTCTGCTTATGCGGGTATGAGTGGGGCTAATGGGTATCCGAATAACTTCAATGGTTATACGGTAGTTTCAGGTGTTACTAAAACAGATAGTGGTATAAAAGTAGAAAAAGAACTGATAGGTTCAGGATGGTTATTACTTATTCCTGCAAAGACAGCAGTAGCTTCTATGAAGTTAAATATTGTCGGAATACCATCTAACAAAATTATTAAGTGGTCTACGAATGTAGAAGGAATTGGAGATATTACATTGGTTAATGGTATCAATGAAATTCCAACTTATACATCGGCTAGTACTTCCGGTATATATACTATTTTCTCTGACTTGAAAGATTTAAAAATAGAGCAAATTGGAGAATACGAAGGAGCATACTGCCTAGATGGTGTGGATGATTTCATCTCTATTCCTACTACTGTTGGTGGTAAGCAGGTGTTGATGAAGGTTAACTGGCAAAGTAGTATTGCACAAGGTATGCTATATGACCAAAGAGGATATGCTAACGAGTTTGCTATTTGGAACTCTAATAGTTTAAATGACAATGTAGATGGTGTAATTTCAGCTTATCAGTCAAGAAATAATGGACAAACGTACATTGATGGTATCTTGAATAATAATATTAAGGCTTCGGAATTGAGAGCTATTACCCATAATATAACTATTACAAATGAATTAAGTTCGGGAGTAAATAATACCTATCCTGTTATTGGTGCAAACAAAACGGTAAACGGTTACTTTGCTAATATGTCATTGTATGACTTCATGCTGTTCGATGAAATCTCAACTGACGAAGAGATACTGACATTGAACAAGCACATAGGTATTGAACCTAAAGTAACTGTTCCTCCTTATTATTGGGATGCTTATGGTAGGTCAAACATGGAAGCTTCTTATGATAGAGCTTTAATGCTTAACTTGGGTAAGATTCCTAGCAATGATACTAGCAATGCACTTACTGCTAAGAATTTTGCTTGGGATTTGATGTCCGGATATGGCGGTTGGGAGTTCCCGAAGTTTACCGATGACGTCGCTTGGCATATTTCTCCTAATACTTCCATAGAAGTAGTAAACAGAACAAATTACAGCGTAACTCTTCGGAAATTAGCTAATACTGATTATTTCTATTTCCAGAAAGCGGTGAGTTTGATTTATCGTCAAGTTCCTTTTAAAGTTCGGACTGATAAAGCTATCAAGGTCTGTTGGGATTTGCACTACACTCCTACCGGAGGAACGGAGCAAAGTTTGAGGTTGGTAGAACAATTAGTACAACCAAACGTTGATACTATGGTTACTTTGACGTATAAAACGGAAGAAGAACTGAACGACCTCAATGCAGACCTTTCTACGGCGTTCTATATCGTCTACTTTGATTTGTATACGATGACCGAGAACGAAGAAGTAACCGTGACGGAACTTCCTCTGTATCCCAATGGTCTTTGTCTCGATGGTGTAGATGACTATCTCTTCAATGCTAATATACCTGCGTTTACTGACTATACTTATGTTCTGAAAAGAGAACTACTGGATTTAGATAAAGCTGGTGGAAATGCTAGTATGTATAAAGGTTCCTTCGTACCTGCTGGCGGTAGAGCATTTATTGCAGATTACTATATAAATTCAGGAGTTGGAACTGATGGAGCATACGGATTTTCGTTTGGTAGTAGTATTAAGTCTCCTACATTGTTGACAGACAAAACTGTATACGGAACTAAGACATCTGTTAATGGTGTTAGTATTACTCCCGGTTCTGCTACAGATGATGCTAGTCTAACGTTAGGAAAATGGGATGCTAATTATAAGCAGATGGTATTTTACAAACTTATGCTTTATCCTAAGACGATTGACATGTTAAGCATTGGTATGCTATGCAATATGTTGGAAAAGGATGAACTTATAGATTTGTCTAACCCGGTGTTCAAACAGTGACAATACATAAACGTAGATATTAATAATTAAAACAACAAATTTATGGAACAGAAATTACCGTTGGCAAAGTTTGAAGAAGTTGCCGCTGATAACGGCTACGAGGTTTTTACCCCGGAAGAAATAGCCGCTTATTACAAAGATAATTTGCAGAAGAGCAAAGCGGGTGATTTAAGCCCCGCAGAGAAGGAAATATTTACCGCCGACATTACTACCTTATGTAAGGCAGTTTGTGTTACAGAAGACGGCAAAGAGGTCGTTAGATACTACCGCCCGGCTCAAGTAGGATGGGAGCGTACAGAAGATGGTACATTGCTGAAAGGAATTGAGGGGGTTTACCTTGATACACCGACCAACCGCAAACTGAACCGGGTGGGACAGGCGTACCAACCAACTCCGGATTTTATGAAATCCCTATTAGCTGACGAAGAGGGCTTCAGTGATATTCTTAAAGCGGTAAGAACTGGGCGTTATGCTGATACCGCAGAGAACCGCCGTTTGCACCGTGTAGGACAGCCATACGCAAAGCGTGAGGGTAAAGGCACAGAAGAGACTGACAAGGAAAAGAAGCAGATAGGCGATACCAAAGCAGAAATTGACAAGATTGATGCAAAATACGGTAAGGTTTACACTGCACTCGGTAAGCGCAAACAAGAAGCCTACGAACGTGGTGACAAGGCAGAAGTGAAACGTGTGTCTGATGCCATTGCAAGAATGGAAAAAGAGCATGACGCTGAAATAGCCAAACTGAAAGAAAAAGAGGGTGGCGAAAAAGGCGATGAAAAGCTACATGCCAAAGCTGACGAGCGCAAAGGTGGTGAAAAGGGCGATAAGAAATTGCACGAGGAAGCCGAGGAGAAAAAGGAAATGAGCACTTATGAAAAAGCAGAAGCAAAATTAAAAGATGCTCCTATTGGAGCAGTGGCTTCTGGCGGAGGATACGGACCTTTCAAAAAGATGAAAGAGGGTGTGTGGTACAATACCAAAACACAAACAAAATTCAATGGTTCTTTGGCTGAACATATTGGAGCTTTTAAAGATTTTAAGGTTTCAGGCTCTGAAAGTGGTGGGCGTAAAAAGGGTGAAGCTGAATATCGTGATAAGGTGAAGAAAGAACGTGCAAAGCGTGAACCTGCACCGGGTTCAAAGGATAACCCTTTGAAAATTAGTGATATTAAAGACATTCACAAAGATGCCGCCTACCAAGAAATCACTATTGACGGGCACAAAGCGATTATTAGAAACCGGGGTACTTATGACGATGAAACCAGACAACCGGAATACTATGTGGAAACAGGCAACCAGACACACCGCTATTCGGGTTTGGATAACTTGAAGAGCAAAATTGCCGAGTTTGTGCGTGTTGCCAATGGTGGTAAAGCAGATAAATAATATTACGAATATGGAAGACTTGATAATGAAATCCGTAAATAAGCACTACTTTCCAGAAAGTGAAAGAAAGGAGCTTGCAAAAGAGGGCGAAGCAATGCCCGATGGTTCTTTCCCTATAAGAAACGAACAAGACCTTAAAGACGCCATCCGTAGTGTTGGGCGGGCTAAAGACCCGGCGGCTGCACGGCGTTGGATTAAGAAACGTGCTAAGGAGATGGGTAAAGAAGCCCAACTACCTGAAGATTGGGATTAATCTAAATAAATATGGGAAAGTTCTTGTTTATTCGGGAACTTTCCTTTATCTTTGTAACAAAGGTTATAAAAATGGAAAACGATTTATTTAAAGCTAGGCACGGGCGTTACGAAGATAACGCAAAGAACCGCAGACTGCACCGGGTAGGGCAGGAGTACGGCGACAAAAAGGCTGAAGATGAAGATAAGGCTGATGGAAGCAGCCGAGGAACAGTTAGCCGCTATTAACCGGGCTATTCAGCAAATTGCTTCGGGTAAAGTTAAGATTACTCAAGACAAGGCAAATGAAATTTTAAATAAAAAAAAACGTGAGCTAGAAGCCATAGTAAGAGAGGAAAAATTAAGCAAGATGTCACCTAAAGAGGTGAATAAAGAAATAGCCGCATTGGGGCAAGTACTGGCAGGGCGTTTAAAAGATGGAAGAGACACTAAAGAAATTGAGCAGCAAATCGCAGGGGCGTTGAAATATGCTACTGATGAGCAGATACAAAATACTTTGGAAAGTTTTAAAACCAATTTTAAAAAGACGCCTGTTACTGAAATCGCTGCTAAATTAACTCAAGCCGAAGCCGACCGCCGTAAAGCTCCTAAAGAGGAAAAACCTGCTGAGAAGCCTGAAACCAAAAAGGAAGAGCCAAAGAAAGAAGAACCTGCTAAAGAGGAAACCGAAACTTATACCCGTGTGAAGTTTGAGGATATGCCTAACAGCAGCAAAGTAAACCTAAAGAAATACCTTTCTACGAAAATTCGTAATAATGTGGATAAGGCGTGGAAGGATATTGCAAAGATGGGTGACAAAACTTTGCAGGACATGAATAAGAACATGACGCAGGCTTTTAATGAAAAGTTTGACGACATGAGCAAGTCACAGCGAGCCGAAGCCCTGTACAGTATTATGAAAGTACGAGGTGAGATGGCAAAACGTGGCAGCGAGCCTAAAACCGAGGAAAAACCGGGTGATAAGCCTGCACCTAAACAGGAGCTCGCAAAGGAAGAGCCTAAAGTGGATTATAAAACACCCGAATCCTTTAATGAGCTTTACACCCGTACTCGCAATGAATGGGCGCAGATTATGGAAACTAAACCTAGGAAAATAGATTATTCTAAGCCTAAAGAAGTGGCAGAAATGGCTGCTGCATTTTTCCCGGGCACGACCGTAGATAAAACGGATGACAAAGAAGAATATTTTGTTCAATATCCCGGAGTTCCTAATAAGTTTATGCGCATTGATAAATACGTCAATTCTCCTAAAGTTTTAGCCGATAAAATACGGATATTTATGTTTATGGATGTGGATATGCGTATGAGGGTTACGTTTCCAAATGCTGATAAAGAGAAACTTGCTAACTTGTCAGCATTAATTGATGAAAGTATAATGGATAGAGCCATGCCGAAAGATTTGAATGTAGCCCGTACCAAAGCATTTAAAGAACAGATTGTTGAAAATAATAAAAAGATTGCTGAAAATACTGGGATTAAACAGGGCAAACCAATGGAATTTTGGGAAGCCAATCAAGGGCGTGGAAATCCTAAATTTGGCACTAACAAACTTTACGGTATTAATTGCCAGACTTGTGTAGTAGTCCACGAATTACGATTGAGAGGATTTGATTTGGGTGCAAAGCCGAAAGCAAGTTCCACGCAAGAAGAAATGGCGTCGGATAGTACCTTTGCATGGGTAGACCCGCTAACGGGAATTCGACCTGACGTTGTTAAGTTAACTTCTGCTCCAGATAATGCTAAGATTAAGGTTAGAAAAAGTAAAAAGTCAAAAGCTACTTTACATAAAAATATCCAAGAAGCCATGAAAGAGCCGGGGCGTTATAATATATCTTATGGCTGGGTAAGTGGTCGTGAAAGTGCTGGACATATTATAACCGCTGAAAGACATGCTGATGGGGATTTAACATTTTATGACCCTCAAATTGGGCGTGGTATTCCTATATCAGAATTACTTAATGAAATTAGCCCTAAATTTGGGGTTAAGGTTTTAAGAGTAGATAATTTGCTTATTAGACCAGAAATTGTTAAAAATTACGCAATGCAATATGAGTAAGATGACAGAAAAGGTTGCCCTAGCGATAGCTGAGAGGTTTCTAAAAGGAACAGAAGGATTTGATGTGAAAACGTTGGAAAACTACAAAGATAATTTTGTATTTCTAGCGTTTCCAGAAGGCGTGACAGGTGAAATAAATGTTGGTCTTCCTATTTATGTACTGGTTAATTCAAAAGGAGAAGCCCGATATGCTACATATACGGAAACTAGGAAGCTGCTGATACGTGGGGAAGAAGACGATGATGAAGAGGAAGACTGATGTGGGTGCTCTTAGAGCACCTAGTTTCTAATCTACTCTTTTTATTATACATTTGTACCGTTTAAAAGTAGAAACTAAAACAGAAAGCGATGAAGAAATATGTTTATTCAAAAGGTGAAGAAGTAGTAACCGTTGAAACCGATGGTCTTAACACCATCAACAATTTCATGGTCACTGGGTTAATCGGTGAAAATTATGGCGGGTTGGTGCACGACGGCTTGAGCTTTAAAATGGGCGACGAAGTTACTATCCCTGATATGTTGAACGCTGCAAAGCGTTGCAAGTGTAAAGTAGAGTGCTACGAAGGGAACGAACTTATTGTTGACGAAAGTGCTGACTACACCGAGGGTGATGTTACACCGAAAGGAACTATCTTTGGGCTGTCTTTGGGCATCGCATACAATAAACCTAGTTACGAAGCTGTTGTACCTGCTGACTACCAAGAACAGTACGATTACGAAGCGAGCAAAGGTTCTTTGCCGTGGTTGGTAGCTAAATTTGACAAACAGGGTGCAGCCGATGACACCTACGATGTACAACTTTGGGCTAACGATTCACAGTTGTCTTTCAGCAACATTCCGGAAAGTGTAGGTACTGTTAGCGCAGATGGCAAAACATTGACAAGCAAGGCGATGAGCTACATTATGCTTGAAATTGTAAAAGACCTGACAATTTACGACCCGAAACAGGTTGTATGGTTTACAATGCGCATCACTTATGATGGACGCACTTACACTTCCAAAGTTTATGTGACACCAAACACCATCTAACATGGGAAGCAGAAGCAAACGCCGAGGACTAAACAAGCAGCCGCAGGGGGTCTCTAACCAGACCCCCTTGACTGATTTGGATGGTCTTACAATGCAAGAGTTACAGGCAATTTCACAAGCCGCCCCGATTGCGTTGAGGAACCGACTTGAGAAGTCTTTAAGTTCCGAAAATTTTGAGGAGGTTATGAAAGCACAAGCCTTTATTAACCAACAGCAGAAACCCGGACGTCGGCTTCCACAACCTGAAATAAAGAGCATACTTTGGAACCCTAGTGAAATCGGGTTTAATGGTAAAGGGTACAGAGACCCGGCAACGGGCTTTTCGTTCAACACGCTTAACCGCATGGGGGACATCTTTATCATTAAGTCGGTTATTAACACCCGTATTGAGCAGGTACAAAATTTCCTAAAGTATAGCAATGACGACCAGAAACCCGGCTACCAAATACGCCGTAAAACAACACCCGGTAACATGGGTGATAAAAAGGACGTAAAAGAATTGAGCAGTGAGGAAAGGAAAAAGATTGACTACATTGTTAAGTTCTTAGAGGATGGTGGGGAAAACGAAAAGTGGGAATGTGAAGATAACTTCCAGGAGTTTACCCGCAAGGTGCTAAACGATTCTTTAAGGTTAGACCAAATGTGCTTTGAGGTTGTGCGCAGTCGTGATTTGAAGCTAAAGAAATTCAGAGCTGTTGATGGTGCATTGATAAGACAATTAGATACGAACGACCCCCGCTACATGCAAATGTTTGAGGAGTTTAGGTGGCACGGCTACCTACCCCGTTACGCTATGGTATGGGATGGACAGATTATACGACACCCGGCGACAGGTGAATATGTAGCTTTCTATCCGTGGGAGTTGGGCTATGGCATACGTAACAAGACTACGAATGTGTTTAAGAACGGCTATGGTTGTAGCGAGTTGGAAACACTTGTGGAAATTGTGACGTGGATTTTGTGGGGTATGCAGTACAACGGAAACTTCTTTAAACAAGGCAGTCAGCCAAAGGGGTTCATTAATGTTAAGAACGGCAATATTGACCAAGGAACATTAAACGAATTTAGACAGGATTGGAAACAAACTATGTCTACCGTGTACAACTCACATAAAATACCAGTAGTACAGGGCATAGACCTTGAATGGATTGACTTGCAAAAGAATAACCGGGATATGGAGTTTACCGAATGGGTGAAATTCCTATTGGTTATTGTGTGCGCTGTGTACCGTATGGACCCGTCAGAATTGGGCTTTCAGTTTGATGACGCCCCTCGTTTGTTTGGACAGGAGGGTCAACGTGAAAGATTGGAGCACTCCAAGCAAAAGGGTTTAACACCGCTTTTGATATTTTACCAGAATATATTGAACAAATATATTATTAGTGAAATAGATGAAAAATTGGAGTTTGTGTTTACGGGCATAGAAATTGAGGATGAAGAAAAACAGGTTAAACTAGATGTGCAGAAAATCCAGAATGGGTTTGTATGTTTGGAAGACATGTTTGAAAAGTATAGTGGACGGGCATTTAACCCGGACAAAGATACCATCCTTAACAGTGTGTACCAACAGGCGCAAAGTGCTAAAATGATGGGCGGCGATTACAACCCCGGTGATATTAGCGATGAAGATAAGACAGATGCAGACGTTAATATTGACCAGTTACTTATGGAAAAATCCATAAATGGAAATCCAATATTGGGGGCTGCTTTAGAATTTGTTGACAGACAATTAAGCCGGAAATCATGACGAAAGCAGTTTCACCTCGCATCAAGCACCATGTAGACCCGTTACGCTACCCAAACGTACAGGCGCAATATGAGAAAAAAGCTAAAAACTCTTTTCTTGCTGTTCGTTTGTTTGGGGATGTAGTACAGACTATGGTTGAAATAATTAAAGATAAGAAGTAATGCTGTTTACAGAAGACGACATAAGTAGAATATTAGGCGTGATAGACCGGGCGGTTGCTAGGATGGTCGCTGAGACGCTAGGTAAGGACTACCTAACGAAAGGTGATTTAGATTTACTGAAGAAAGCGGGAGTAGATTTGGTTAAGCTGATACCGAAGTTCCCGTCCCACTATCAAGCCTTTCTATTTGGTCGTGTTTCTGCCGCTGTTGGCGTTAAAGCGTCCCGGGCAATGAGTTACTCCGACTTTGAGAAGTTTCTGGCAAATATGGGCTTATTTTCACCGACAACGAGGGAAATGGAGTTTTACCGTATAGCAGCTAAGAAAACATACACCCACATAAAGGGGTTAGGGGAACGCCTGAAGAACGATGTACGGGCGTCTATTGACGCCGAAGAGGTTAATTACCTAGCGGCTGAACAAGCAGCAAGGGCAAAGGGTGAAGAAGTGCTTAGAAGAGAGATTGCAGATGGCACACTTGAAAAACGCACGGTTAAAAAGATAACATCCAATATTGCAAACCAGATGGATGACTGGCAGCGTGATTGGGGGCGTATTGTTGAAACCGAGTGCCAAGATGTGTACAACATGGGGCAAGCTCAATACATGATGACGCTGCAACCCGACCCGCTTGTTTACTTTGATGTTTTTCCCGGTGCTTGCAAACATTGTATTCGGTTATTCTTAACGCATGGTATAGGCAGCAAACCAAAAGTTTTTAAGCTGTCAGAACTGTTAGCCAATGGCACAAATTACGGTGTAAAGGTGCGTGGCTGGAAAGCCACTATTCACCCGGTACACCCGTTTTGCCGTTGTGATTTAAGGTATTTGCCAGAGGGTTATGTGTGGAATGAAGAAACAGGCAGATTTGAGCCACCTAAAAACTACACACCTACGGTTGAAAGAAAGAGCAAGGTTAAAATTACGATTGGAACAAAAGAATATTTAGTATGATAAGTTTAAAGAAATTATTAGGGCTTCGCTCCTATGCCGAAAAGGTTGAGGAATACAAGACTTTAAAAAAGGAGCTTGCAGCGATTGACCAGTTGGGGCAAGAGATGGCTGACAAATTTATGTTACAGAAATCCATAATTGAAGACGTTGCCACTTTGCCGGAAACCAAACGAGGTGAGGTTTTTGAACGTTATGATGAGTTTATGCGTGGACACCAAAAGGAAGTGTCTAAAGCATGTTCTGACCGTAGCAAAATACTCAAATCGCTTGAGAAATTGCGTAACGATGAAGAAGTGGGTAAAGCGTGCAGGGACATTGATTTGCTTGACAATGCGGCACAACGCTACAAAGAGGGCAAATTGATGAAAAGCGCTTACTTTGACATTATAAAGAGTGTAACTGGCGAGCCTGTTAAATATGCGGACGTACTTGCATTTAACAGCCAAGGGCAGCTCCTAATTTTGCATCGTGTAACCGATTTTACCCCTAACGGTATGGTTTGCATACCCGGCGGGCACGTAGACCCAGGAGAGGACTTTAAGACGGCTGCATTACGGGAATTGAAAGAGGAAACCAACCTTGACCCAGTGCCGGAAGTTGGTGTTAAAGAATTGGGTGAATTTAAAAGCGATGAAGCGCATATAAAGTATTACCAAGTACAGGTAGATGACACACAGCCCGTTACGGTAGATGCGACTGAACATTGCTTCCATGAATTTATTAACATTTCTGAAGTACCGCTTAAACCATTTATATTTGAGCAGGGAAAGATTGTAATGGAGTTTCTTATGCAGCCCGCTCAAAAGGTTATGGCAATGCCTATATTAAAGGCTTTGGGTGAGGGGCGTATAACCCACACTGCATTTGAAAAAGCAATGGAAAATATTTTGAACAAGGCAATGGACACCGAAGATGCGAAACCACTTATGCCGGAAAGCATGGATGAAGAAACTAAAACGGTGGACGATAATGTGGTACGTGGAAAGGTGATTTTACCTGTACGTGACCCAAAACGCAGTATTGAACGCACGTTTAAGGCGATAAGTGGGTGTACCGATATATGTGTTGGCAGTGAAATAAAACTGGCAAAGGCGGTGGAGGTGTGCAGTGTTAACTATAAGAGCGACCCCGGAAACAACCGTTTGACGGAAGTGGAAATTGAGTTCGTAGGCGACGAAGTTGATATGCGACAATTGCTTGACAGAATGAAGATGGGTATGCTTAACGGTTCAATGAAAATCCGGACACCGCATGATGAGTTTATGCTAGCCAATGAAAACGGTACGGATTATGTTGGTGACGCTGTGTTTGTACCTTTCTGAAAGAAATAGTATTTTTGTCCCTGAATTAAAAAGTGTGAAATGAAAACAAAAACCTCAAACGACTTTAATTTCTGGCTTCCCATTGATTTAATGAAAGCCGAAAACGCCACCCAGTATGAACGGGGTGATGATAGAAGATACGAAAATATGGTTTTTGAGGGTATTGCAAGTGATAGTAGTGAAGACTACCAAGGAGATAGCATGGAGCCGAATGGCTTTGTTATTGATTACTTCTTAAAGCATGGCTTATTTAACCTTGACCACCTAACCGTGAGAGCCAAAGAGTTGAAGAGCCGCTTTTGGATAGGCGAACCGCTTGACGGCAAAATTATTAATAACAAGTTTTGGGTAAAAGGTAAACTTTGGAAGGACAGCCCCGAAGCCCGTGCATTCTGGGACAAGTGTATTGAAATGAAGGAAAGCGGTAGCACCCGCCGACCCGGCATGTCAATCGAGGGCAAAGCACTGGAGCGTGACCCCAAAAACGAAAAGCATATTACGAAAGCAGTGATTAACAATATTGCATTGACGTTTACCCCGGTAAATTTCAACTCTTATCTTGATTTTGTAAAGGGTGTGCAAGAGCAAGATTTTATCCCTACTGGTAATCTTGTCAAATCCGGTCTTAACAAAAGTATTATGTTTGAAAAAGTAGTAGGGAATAAGCGGATAACTATTGACGCTAATTTCCGTATTATAGAAGAAAGAATTTGATAAGTTATTTTTAGGAAATGAAATTAAGCTATAATTTTAACCAAGAAAAATTTGACAATTATGAAGTTGACGAATGAACAAAAAGAAGACGATTTGGTAAAATCTTTGCTTGCGAGCGATTTTACTGAGGAGACTATTGCAGGCTGGATTGCAGACGGTGCAATAACTCTTGAAAAGTCCACCCAATACGGACCCGATGACCACGGGGAAGGAGCGGGCGACGATGTACACGAAAAACGTGACAAAAAGCAAGAGGAAGAAGAAAAGAAGGAAAAGAAAGAAATTGAGGACAAAGACAAAGATGTTGATGAAGACATTGAAAAAGGCAAAGGATGTGGCGATGACAAGGGCGACAAAAAAGACATGCTTGCTAAGTCTTTGGGACTTGATGAATTTTACAAAAGCATGGAAAATGCTATCCTTGAAAAAGTTGGTGCGCAGAATAACGACATCGCAAAATCTTTACCGGGCATCGTTGAAGATTGCATGGTTCCGTTCGTAGACCGCATTGAAAAATCTTTGGACGGTATGCGCCAAGCCATTACCGCTTTCGGTAACTCTGCCCCCTCTTTTAAAACAGCAGGTTTGAGCAAAGCTGTGATTGAAAAGAGTATTGAAATGGGCGGTGGTGCAAAAGACGAAAACGATAAGTTAGCGTTAAGTATCACTCGTGACCGTGACGTGGTGAAAGCCATTATCATGAAATCCATTGATGAAGAAAAAGATGAAACGTTGCAAAAGTCACTTCGTGACAATTCTACAACATGGATTCTTGACCCGATTGGTGGTTTGATTGGCGAACCTGTTGCACAATACTTGTACAATAACAAGAACGTGAGACTTGTAAAATAATTCAGTGAATTAGAAACTTTTAAGATAGAATAATATGGATTTATACAATTACCAAGGACAACAGGGTAACGACCCGTTGGAAAGCATGACAGCCGACGAAATTTTGAAAGCGATGGAAGCCGGGCTGATGACAGGTATGCAGTACGACAACCAACTGAACAACGGTGGAGGATTGAAGCCGGAAAGTTTGGATTACGTGCTGAAAAACCTTGAGAACAGACTTGACCAGTTGGTATTCTGGAACGAATTACCTCGTCAACGAATTGAAAACACTGTTCACCAGTACAACCAATTGTACAAGTACGGACAGAACGTGGGTATCTTTAACCAAGAAGGAGAAACCCCGACTGAAACCGACAGTATTTATCGTCGTAAATCAATCGTTGTTGCATTCTCCGGCGTAACTGGACAGGTTACTCATCCGGGTATGATTGTGAAAACGGTTGTGGGTTCACTGTACACGAAGGAAGTTGAGAACAAAACTATTTTGCTCCAGACTTTGCTTGACAAGCAGGTTATCACTGCTAATCGCCAGAAAGTGCCTGAAGAATTTGATGGTATCTTTGCACAACACGTTGAGGGTATTAACGACATCACAGGTGGTTTGCTCGGTAAGACATCTGAACAGGTATTGGACAGCTACTTTGCTGACGTAACTGTTATCAATGCAAACGGTTCTGTATTGAACGACGCATTGGTTGAAAATGCTGCACAGGCAGTAGTTAATGACCGAAACGGTTACATTGACCGCATTGTGTCTGCTCCTATTGTATTCAACAACTACGTTAAAATGTTCCATGAGAGCAAACGTGTTGTTGTTGGTATGGCGGGCGGCGTAGTTGGTGCAACTATGGGTCAGTCTGTAAACGACATCCAGACACAGTTTGGTAAGGTAGCAGTTAAGAACGATAAATTCTTTGACTGGGCTGAACCTATTTTGTTGAACAAAGCAAAAACATCTGACAAAGCACCGAACGCTCCTGTTGCTGACGCAACTACTCCGGCGGCTGCATTGGTAGACGCTAAAGGCAAGTTCGGTACTGTTCACGCTGGAAACTACTTGTACGCTGTTACAGCTAAGAACCGTTACGGCGAAAGTAACCCGACATTGCTGACACAGGATGTTCTGGCAGTAGGTGCAACACAGTCAGTTGACTTGAAGTTCGCAAGTGCTGGAAACTCTGCATATCCGGAAACCTGTTACGTAATCTACCGTACAGAGGTCAACCCGATTGCCAAAGATGTGGCACAATTCCACCCGATTTTCGAGGTTAGCACAACTGAACTCGCAGCAGGTTGGGACGGTGCAGCAGAAAAGACAGTTCGTGACCGTAACCGTTGGATTGCAGGTTGTAAATCAGCTCTTGTCTACTTTAACGGTAGCGAAATTAATGAGTACCTTGAACTGGGCGGCACAATGAAGCTCGACTACGCCATCGTCGGTCCTCGTCGCTCATTCTCCGTACTTAACTACGGCTCTCCGGTATTGTATCAGCCGGGTAAAATTGCCCGTATCATCAATATCGGTAAGATTGGTTTGCCGACCGTATAATACACGATACGTATAATAAAAGAAACGGGGTGTGGGGTTTACCCCTATGCCCCGTTTTTATTTTATAATTAAAAGATTAAAGAATTATGAAATTATTTTATCAGAAAGTTGGTACGCAAACCGTAGTAATCAACAACGAAAAGGTGAAATTTGTTAACTGCATTGCAGAGGTAGATGATGAGTTTGGTGCAGAAGCCCTTAAACTCGGTTTGCCGGGTCTATGCGAGAACGGTAAGCAGCCAGCCTACCAAACACCGATGGAAGTAAAATTACAGGCAGCAGGAAAGGAAAAAGAGGATTTCTTTGCTAAAGAGGTTGAACGCTTGACAAATGTAAACAACGCTCTTAAAGAGCAGTTGAAAGCAGCCCAAGCAGATGCCGAAGCATGGAAAGCTGAATACACCAAGCTAGCTGAAAGTAAAGGTGAAGCACCTGCTCAAGAGCCTGCTGCACCCGCTGAACCAGAACCGACAGAGGAAGAAAAATTGCGTGCTGAGTTGGAGCTTATGACAAAAGACCAAATTACAGGCTTTGCAAAGGAAGCGGAAATTGATGTTACGCCAATGGCTAACATGAAGAAGCAGGATATGATTAACTACATTATTGACCAATCCAAGGAATAAAACGTTATGGGGCAATTAACATTGACAATGAAGTACCACAAGAATGAGGGTATGCTGTTCTCACCTACTGAAATTTTTACACTGTATTTGTACGGTATAAAAATACAGGCGGGAGACGGTACGAGTTTTAGTGCTGAAAGTATGCGGTTTTACATTCAAGCGGCACAACAGGAAGTGGAAAATTTCTTTAATTTGAAGTTGAAATATCAGTTTATTGCCCTAGAAAAGTTGACGTTTTATAGAGCCGACTATTGGCAATCATTTCCAATCTTATTTACAAATTACCCGGTTAACAAGCCAATATCGTTGACCGGGCGATTTAACCAATTAGAGCAAATAAGCTATCCTACTCAATGGCTGACCAACACCGCCAACAGCTATGGACAATATAAGCGTCGTGTGTCTATTGTGCCTACGGGTACAGCAGTAGCCACCGCCAACGCTGAAGTTATCCTAAGCGGTTTGACGACACAGTTGGGAAGTCAACATTTCCTAATGATACCCGATTACTGGGATTTGCAATACATTACAGGGTTTGACTTGAAGCACATGCCGATGGATTTAATTAATCTTGTCGGGAAATTGGCTACATTCGGTCCGTTAGGTATTGCCGGAGACCTTATATTGGGGGCGGGTATTGCTGCACAGAGTTTGGGCGTTGACGGTTTAAGCCAGTCAATTAGTTCAACTTCCAGTGCTACGAATGCCGGATACGGCGCTCGTATAATTCAGTACCAAAAGGAAATAGCTGAAACAGTGAAAAAGATAAAGTTAGTTTATGACGAAATAAAGTTAGGAGTTTTGTAACATGGCAGAAAGACCAACGCAGTTCAGCAAAGAGCCGTCCATGTACGGGCAACCTCAAGTCTATTTTAGACCGAACGATTTTGATGCGGTTATATGGGCGCATGGGTATGACATTAAGGTAGAAAAGGCGATACGATGCCCCTGTCAAGGTGCTTCGGGCGCTCCTATGCCTGATTGCCAGAACTGTCACGGGTTTGGTTATTTCTTTGTGAATCCCACGGTAACAAAGGCTCTTATCACAGGTCTAAATCGCTCCACTCAATATGTACAGTGGGCTCCCGAGTTGATGGGAACTGCTGCCATTACAGTGAGGGATGAAGACAAAGCGTTGATAAGCTACTTTAATAGAGTTGTTGTACAGGACGAATATGCCAACTTTACTGAAATGGTGGAAGCACGTGACATGGGAGATGGCTCAACAGCCGTGTTCTTGTCTTATGCACCATTAAGCAAAGAAGATATTGAAGCGGTTTTTATTTATGTAGCACCGGAAACGTCGCTATTTAAGTTAGACCCGTCCAGTTATGACATTATGCCTGACAACCCCTATTGCATTAAATTTGCTGATGGGAACGTGCAGAGTGGGCAAGGAGTTTCGTTTTTATACAAACACCGGGTAGAATATCACATTATAGACATGCCGCATGAAATACGAGCATCACTGCAAGCTAACAAGCAATCAGGAGCGATGGAAGTTATTAAATTACCGTTGCAGGGTATAGGGCGACGCACACATTTAGTTGATATGCAACGTCCTAACTACGACGGAAGCGGTTTAATACATAACGATTATGTTGCCGATACACCTTGATTTGAGTGAAGTGGTGGCTGAATTTGCCTTAACAGGCGAGCAGGCACAGGAACTCGGTGCTAATATTATTAGCCGGGTAGTAACGGAGTATGTGGGAAAATGGGAAAATTTAGTAGACAAGGGACTTAAACAAACACGGAAGATATACAAGAAAGCAATGTATGTTGACCGCATTAGTCCTACCGAGGTGGTGTTTGGTTTAGCACCGGGCGATGATGGTTTGGCGTTGGCACTTGAAGAGGGCAAAGACCCTTTTGACGAAAAGGTTGGCTTTTCTAAAAGTGATAAGCGAAAAACTAAGCTAGACGGGGGTTGGTATTTAACCATTCCTTTCAGGCACGCAACGCCGGGGGCGGTTGCAGAAAGCGGGATTTTCCAATCAGTTTTACCTAAAGAGGTTTACGAGGTTGCGAAAAATAACGCAGGGCGACCAGTAACGAAAGCGCAACTCCCCGCACAGTACGCTCAATTAGGACAGAGGGGAGCAATACAGACGGCGGCGGGTGTAATACCCGCCTACACACATAAAAGCCCCAAATACGAGGGTTTAGTGCGTGTAAATATATCGTCTACCAAATCCGAAGACCGTGGTGGGTACTTTACATTTAGGCGAGTAAGCGACAAGAGCGACCCGAATAGCTGGATACATCCAGGATTTGAAGCCCGTAAATTTATGGACAAAGCACTTGACGAAGCCCAAATTGAAACAGTAGCTTCCATGGCGATTGATAACTTTTTAAGTCAATTATAATATGATATTAATTGCAAGAGTAAGACAGATTGTTGATGGCTTATTAAACTACATTCAGCAAGATTATGAAGCCGTGCCGGAAGAGGAAACATTTTTGTATCAAATGTTTTATGGGACGTATGACAAAAACTTTGACTTTTACCAACAGGCTAAGAAATTGTTTTTGCGCCAAAATACAAGCCCACGAAAAATTCGTACAGTTTTGGAGTACCCTAAAGACAAATCACACATGCCTTGTATAGTTATCAGGGAGCCGGGGCGTGAACAGGTAGCTCCCGCCCCTTTAGGCGGCTACGGTTTGCCCACCCCCGATGTATATGGTAGCGAAGATTACGAACGAGAGGGTTTTAGGCAACCGTCTTTTTCCACTGTGAATATCATGTGTTTTAGCGATAACAGTTTGGAAAGTGTTTTAATGGGAGAAGTAATTTATTCCTTGCTGATTGGGGCACGTAATACGCTTGAAGAAGAGTTTACGGACTTTGAATTTAACATGGATGAATTGATAGCCCAAAATAATTTATTCCCAACCCCGATACTTATAAAGAATGTGAAACTAGAGGTCAAAGAAATTGACCGTTACGCTTCTATTATAAGACCGGAAATTATACGGAAGTTTATTATTGAGGACGCAATACCTGTTGGAACAGACCCAAATTACGAGCCGCCCACACCTACGAAGTATTTTGTGTTTGGAAGCCCTTATGTATGGTTGGATGGTGATACACCAAACAGCGAACAAAAGGTTTATTCTAATACAGATTGGATACTTACTATTGGTGAGGTGGAAGACCCGTTTGTGTTTGGAGCTAGCCATGTTTGGTTGAATGAAATTACCAACACAGGTACACAAGAAATCACAGCTCGTCCAGAAATATATTGGACGCTTGAATAGGAAGTTTTTAGCTTTAATTGTACTTTTGTTTACGAATAATTGATTATTTACTAAAATTTTAGAACAATGGCAAAAGCAGCATGGTTGACCGTCGCCCCGATGTCGGGAACGGGCAACGCGACAATTACCAACACAGGTACAGTTCACACAGGTCGTGAACAACGTACCACAACCGTAACCGGAACTGCTACTGGTGTGTCCCCTAATAAGACATATTCGGTTATCCAGAAAGCAAAAGCAGAATTTGTTAGCTTTGACAACGGAGCTGAAATTTCTGTTGCAAAAACTGGTGGTTCCTTGACAATTACAGGTAAGTCCAACTCCTCTAAGTTGACGTTTGCCCTTTTGGATTTGACCGATGACGGTGATACTCCAAACGTGGTAGAGGGCGGCTTGAAGTTGACATTGCCTGAAAAATATGATGCGGGCGGTGCATCCACTACCAATGCGACAGCAATTACAGGTGACCCCGGTGCGGCTGCCGAATTTGCTTTCAGCATTACATTCACTAACATTGCAGCTAATACAACTATTAACGAGTTGACAGCAGCATTGAAAGTGACTGCAAATGGTGGACAAACAGCCCAAATCGCTATCAAGCAATCTGTAGGAGACCCAACATTCGCATTCGGTCAGGCTACTATTACTCTGGAAGCTTCTGGAGCCGCTGTTACAAATACAGTTGTTTCTAACACTTCTTGGACGTTATCATAATGGCTACCAACAGGTTGAAGAAAGCGAAAGCAGCACAACCCCTCTCCGGAGGGGTTGCAACTGTTGCATCAGGCGTTAACGACGGCTTTGACAGACAAATGACTGTAACCGGAAGGACGACTGAGGGGGCACCTATACAAGTGTCCTCTTTTCAAATTGTTCAACCCGGTTTAAGAGAGCCATTTGTGCCCGCTGATAGTAACGAAGCGTTACAGACTGCTGATGGTGAAGATTTTGGAGTATTAAAAAGTTAGGAGAGCGTTATGGCATACAAATCTAAATTTACAGGAAAGCAGGTTGATGACCTGTTAACCTATGTCCAAACTATGCAAGACAGCCCGGAGGGTGTGTTGGCAAATGTGACTGGGCAACAGATAATTGATAAAATTAACACCGTTATAGGCAACATTAAGTTTACGAAGTTTGTAGACTGTTCTGCTGGAGCGGGTAAAACTACATAAGTATGGACTATTCTTTTGCAACATCCAAGGAAGCTGCTGATACCGTGGGAATTACCCCTGATGATATTGGTGTACCTGCTAATAATTACGTGCGAAAGAAGGAGTTAGTTGCTACGGGAAAATTTGACGAGGAAGCCCTGCAACCCTATGGGGATAATGAGTTTGTATTGCTGAAGGATATTGCTACTGGTGCAGTAACGATTACTTTGGCTCTTAATTCAGACATTACAAGCCGGGGTACAGTACAAATCAACGATGGTACAGCCGGGGCAACAGCCACCGCATCTTTGGACGTTGGCGACCAAGTTTTAGCGAAGTGCAACTTGACTAACCCGGATGACGTGTTTGATGGTTGGTACAATGGCGATACTAAAGTAAGCAGTGAAAGAAATTACAGCTTTACAGCGACACAAGATGTTTCTTTGGTTGCGAAAGCTATGTATTTAGATGTATCACCTACATCTTTGAACTACACCCCGGTAGGCGGTGAACAAACTTTGACAGTAATAACCAACGTAAATAGTTGGACAGTTAGTTAATAAAGGAATATTATGGCAAAGGCATCATGGTTAACAATATCCCCAACATCTGGAAAAGGTAATGCAACTATTAGCAATTCCGCCCCGGATTTTTCTGGTAGAGTTTCCCGTTCCACTACGGTGACGGGAACTGCTACTGGAATATCAGGAAGTAAGACTTATACAGTTATACAGAGAGGAGCGGGAGAAACTATTATTATTGCGACACGTACCTGGAACCTGAACAATGTGGCTTCAGAAATTGAAATATCTGGTTCCAGCAATTCGCCAAAACTCACATTTTCTTTAGTTAATGCTACTATTCCAATTGAACTACCAACTTCCTACGTAGCCGATGGGAAAACGACTAGCAATGGGGCTAACATATCGGGAGACCCCGGTGCTAGTTATTTGTATAATTTTTCAGCTACGGTGAAAATACCTGCTAATAATGTAGGGGCAAGAACTGGGGTAGTGCGGGTATCTGGTCAGGATGCTAATGTTTGGCTGGATATTACATTCAATCAGGCTTCAGCGACCTTTACGGTTAATTACCGTGCAGGCAATTATATACAGAGTGTTAGCCCAACTTCACAGACTGTTAACTATGGCGGTGCGGCTGCAAGTACGGCGGTATTAATGCCAGAAACTAGCGAATACAGATATGAGTTTGACGGTTGGTATGAGGGTTCTAATAAGGTCGGTTCTTCGTTAGCGTTAAGTGTAAGTAATATTACATCATCACGCACATTTGAAGCCCGTGCGAACCGCATAAGCAAGGCGGTGAATATTACCGTTCAACTGGATAGCTCAAGTACTGGACGAGGAACTGTGACTGGTGGTGGTTCTTACACTATTGGTTCAACTGCTACCGTGAAATGTACATTGAATAATGCGAGCGATGTGTTTGGCGGTTGGTATGAAGGAAGCACTAAAGTAAGTTCTGACGCTACTTATGCGTTCACCGTAACGGCTGCACGCACATTAACAGCTAAGATTCTATATTTGGACGTTACCCCAACTGAATTGAATTACGATGCAGCAGGTGGTTCCGCTACGTTAACAGTGAGCACAAATGTGGATAGCTGGACAGTAAGTTGACATGAGATTATTACGGGGAATAAAATTTGAGTATTTTTATTCCCTGAAATAATTTAGTAAGCAAAATTTTAATTGAAAATAATATGGCGACGAGTGTTTATTTTAATGGAAAATTAAGAACTCTACCCGGTGTGTATTCTACAATCACTTCGGGGGACAGCACTGCATCACGGTCGTTGGATTATGGCACAGTATTAATTATAGACACTGGCGTGTACGGTGCTGGATATGGCGGGGGTTCCGGCGTAAACGGTGAGTATCAACAGGGTCTTGATACCGTGTACGAATTTGACGATTTAAACGATTTCCGCGACTTCGTAAAAGGTGGAATGTACTGGAAATGTGCAGAAGCGTTGTGGAAACCAGACCCTCAAAATGCGGATGCAGTTGGTATCAGTAAGTTGCTGTTTGTGCGTGCTTGTACAACGAAAGCAGCTAAGATGACATTTACTGCAACAGGGGGCGGAGCAAACGGTGGCACGATGGTAATTAAGACCATTGACGAAGGATTGAATGCAAATGGTGTTACAGAAGAAATTGATGGAACTACCTACTTGAAAACTGGTTATGCGTTTACCGTAGCAGCCGGAACAGAAAATCCAGAAGCCATTGTAATGAGTTTGTGGAGAGGTACTTTCACAGGTCTTTATACAGACCCGGTTACAGGTGTGGAACTTTCGTATGACGAATTGACAGTAGAGCAAGCCACTCCAAACCTTATCTGCCAATCTCCAGAGTGTGCTACGATGGCAGAATTGGTGAACTGGGCACAAACAGATGAAAACTTTGGCGCTCGCTTCTTGCTTGATGACGAAACCGCCATCAAGGGAACAGGTGAAGTTAATACTTCTGATGTGGTAGAGGGTTACCAACTGGCAGCAGGTGGAACAGAAACTTATACTCCTAATACTGATTTGCAAAGTGTTCTTGGACAAATTGCTGACGTTGAGTATAACATCGTTATCACTGACCAAGTGGGTGCAAATTGTAGAAGTGCTGCAATGCAGTCAATTGTTGCGCATCGCAATACAGACGCTAAATTTGATAAGTTTGTTTATGTGGGTGCGTATGACAGCCGGGCAAACTTTGATACTTCTTTGGCTATCGCTCAACAGTATAACAATGCGTTTGTCTGTGTGGTTCACGGTGGTATCGGTACTGCTAGCGACATGGTTGCGTCTAAGGTTAGATGGTGGGGCGTATTCTACAACTTGTGTCAAGTAGTAGGACGTGTAAGCGGAAAACCGCCTTATGTACCTGTAACTAACAAGACCATCGGAGGTGACAAACTGCAAATGATACCTAACGAAAAAGAAATGGAAAAGGCTGTTAAAGCTGGACTTATCGTGGTTTATCCAAACCCGTATCTTCGTCGTTTTGTGGTATTGCAGGGTGTTACTACTTTGCAGGATAACAAACTGTTATTCAACAAAAAGGGTCAAAGTTTCAGCATCCAGTTCATGCGAATTTTGGCACAACTCAACAAAGAATGTGTGGTTAACGCCGAAATTGACCTATTGGGTGATGAAAACGGCGTAAACATGAATACACTGTCTAAAGGTGCGCTTGAAACATGGACAATCAATTTCTTGCAGACACGAGTGGCAACAGAAAATCAAGACAACTTGATTACTCGTTTCCAAAACGTTGTGGCAACACGGGTTGATGACTATTATAAAGTGACCTACGAAGTGGTAGTTAATAACGAAGTAACCAAGATATTCTTTACCGGGTTCTTGTTACGTAATTAAGGAGAAAAACTATGGCAAGAGGAAACGTTTACACAGCTCCGAAAGCGTTTATTAAGATAGACAACGAGGTAGCGGGTTATATCCGCAACCTCACGTTTTCCGAAAACGTACAAAGAGCAAATGTGCAGGGATTAGGCAGTCTAACCCTCCAAGAAGCCCCGGCGGTGGTTTACACGTGTCAATGGAGCGCTTCACAATACTTTGTGTCGTTCAATACTCCTATTATGAAAAAGATGCTAAAGAAGTTCGGTAGCATTGCAGAAATCAAAAATAGTTTAGTATTGGGTGATATTGCGTTTGACATTACGATGTATGCTAAAACAGTTAGCAGCGAAGATGCCAACAGCAAGCTCGTTACTGAAGTTGACAATACAGGCAATACAATCGCACGTCTTCAGGGATGCTTGCTTAACAGCCAGTCTTTCCAGTTGCAAGAGGGCGGTATTGCAGGTGTTGACATCAACGGTATTTATCTGGAACCAATTAGCACAGCAGGTTAACCCCTGCTGTCTTTAAATAAAAGAAGATTATGGTAAACGAAGAAGTTACAATGAACGTCCGGGGGCATGAATATCAAATCCCCTTTCCTAATGTAGGACAATTTTACAGAATTGAAGCACTTAAACAAAGCCTGTCTAAAGGGTTTTATAATGCAATGGTTATGAGTTCAACGGTTAACGCCGTACATGCTCTTGACATGATTGACATACAGGCTACGCTCGTGGTATTGTGCCCACAGATGATTGAAGACTTAAAAGTGAAGAACTTTGACGAGTTGGGTATTGCGGATTACAAATTAATTCGGGATGCGTACAATTCAACGGTTCTGCCTTTCTTTAAGGAAATTCAAGACCTGTTAAGCGGAAAAGAAGATGCGGAAGACGTAAAAAAGTAAGCACATGAAGAAAGCCGAGTTGATACAGGGTATCATCGGGTGGAATAAAAGATTTCCTTTGGACAGGTGGTGGAGAGCAAAACATAATATAGCTTTTATGTCGCCTGAACATAGGAAATCTTCTTTTTTATGCCAACTTATGGAATTTGAAGAAGATAAGTTGTTTTTAAAAACAGCCGCCCCAGAAGACCCCCTACAAAGATATATTCCAAATATTGGTGATATGTTTAAAGTGTCTGTTTCCCAGGAAGCGTTTTTGGATGAAGCTGAAAGGGAAATTGAGGAAATGCTAAAACAAGAAGGAGAAAAAGATGGCTGACGATAAAAGAATACGGGTAACAGCGGACACCACCCCACTAGACGAAATGCGACAAGCTGCTCGCCAGTTGTGGGATGATTTGAACGCTATGGAAATGAACTTTAAGCAAATCAATGATAATGCAACACAGGGTATAAGAACCCAGATTGATTTGCTAAAGGAGCGTAATGCCCTCTATGTACAATTTAACCCTAACGGTCAAACAAATGGTCGTACCCCGTACCAACCGAGCAATATAGACAATTTAGACCCTAATACGGGGCGAACAGTACCCGCCCGTCCAAGTGGGCAAATCACACCGGGTTCTGAAAGTAGGAATTTAGACCCTACGGTATTTGAGAACCAGTTGGTGACACTGGACAGGATATTAGATGCAGTTGGTAGAATAGCCGAAACTTTAGAGCAAGAACAGAGAAACCAAAGCAACGGTATTTTACCGGGTGGCGGGGGTGGTTCTACATCAGTTCCGCAGCCTACATCAGTTCCGCAGCCTACACCAACTCCGGGCGGTAAGGACGGCGGTTTATTTGGCGGCAAAGGGATACCGACAAGTCTACAAGGGTTAATGAGTTTGTTGCCTTATGGAGCTGCACTTTTTGCCGTTGGACAAATGTTGGGGCAGCAGGCGCAATATGAAACGATGCAGTATGGAGCGCAAAATGCGTTTCAACGCCAAAATAATGAGGGGAAACATTGGTTGCTTAATATGGCAACCTTTGGAATAAGTGGGGCTGAAGCCGACAAGCAGGAAGTCGGGCGTATGGCTGCACAACGTAACGACAGAGTATTAAGAGAATATTCGGCACTATTTAATACCAGTTACGAGGAGAGCTTAAAACGCCAAATGAGGGGCGGTTTTAGCGATAATTATGATGCCCTTATAAGTAACATGTCAGGTCGCAAAACGGAAAGCAACAGCAACCTGATTTGGAACCCCGAAACCAATAAATTTGAATATGTTTATACCGGGGAAAAAGATGCGAAACAGGCTGCAAATGCAGAATCGGGAATTACGCCAGAGGAATTTCAAAATTGGGCTTCCCGTGTATTGGGGCTAAACTTAACCGAATTTGCTGAAAAGATTGTAGGGTTGTCACGTTCGGGGGCTAAAGGTAGCAATACAACAGAGGAAGATTTGCGCCAGTTGTTGCTCGCTCAACGAATAAGAGGGTTGAGTGATAGCCAAGAAGAGGACGTGTTACGTACTACTCGTTTCCGTAGGGGCGAAAGTGGTTTGACGGGTGCAGGTGTAATCCAAGCGTTTGACACTAACTTACAGAAGCGATTTGAGGGGCGTGCTGATGCCGAACAATTAATATCATCTACCCTACCAGAATATCTTGACCAATTTAATCGAATAGGGGAACGCATTTTAGACCGGGTTGGTTCTATTAATACAACCAATGTTGTTCGTTCCATGACGAGCATACAGAACGCCACAGGAATGGAAGGGCGTCAGTTGGATAGGGTACAAAATGCGTTGATGGGGGTTTCAATGTCGCAAGATGATGTTACGCAGGCGTTACTCCTACGTACTGCTCGCCAAATTGATGATGCGAATGGGGGTAAACGTAATTTGTCCGACTTGCAAGCGATGATTGAAGATATGCCTAACGACCCCAAATTACAAGAACAATTTTTTGAGCAGATACGCAAAATGACTGGGGGCGGTGAGCAGATGCGCCACGTATTAAAAGCCATATTTCCGCAATTACAAATGTCGGATATTATTGATGCGGATTTAGGCAAAAAGACAGGGGCTGAACTGTTTAGAAGAGGAAGAACGCAGGGTGGTCAATATTATGAGGGTAATGCAGAAAGTAAAGTTGGAGCACAAGAGCGTTCAACTGCTGGAACTACGAACCGACAGATGG